AAGACGCTTTAGACGCCGCAGTAAAATGAGGGGGGCTCAGGTTTGTGCCGCGGCTAAAACGCAATAAAAAGTCGTTTTGTGCGCGACGCACTGAAATTGCAGGGGAATTCCCTTGCATTCACAAGCACAGGCGAAAGCCAAAGTCACCAGCATCACCTCGGGAAAGGCCCGGATCGGTCCTTTCCAGCGCCGGAAAAGGTCCGGATCGGCCCTTCAATGCTTGGCCAGCCGCGATCTGACCCGCCAACAGCCCGATTATAACCCGGATAAAACCCATGCCGAAGGCCAAGTCGACCCCGCCGCAGCCACTGCTGGAGGCCGATGGCACCCCGGTGCTATGGCCGGCTGACCACGTCGAGCGGTGGCCAATCGACAAACTGGTGCCCTACGCCCGGAATGCGCGGACGCATTCGGACGAACAGATCGCGCAGATCATGGCGTCGATGCGGGAGTGGGGCTGGACGAACCCGGTCCTCATGGACGAGGCCGGCGGCATCATCGCTGGCCACGGCCGGGTCCTGGCCGGCCAGCGGCTCGGGTTCGACACCGTGCCGGTCATGGTGGCCCGCGGCTGGAGCGAGGCGAAGAAGCGGGCTTACATCCTGGCCGACAACAAACTGGCGCTCAACGCCGGGTGGAACGACGAACTGCTGCGTCTGGAGATCGCCGATCTCGACGCGATGGGCATTGATATCCCGATGCTCGGCTGGACCGAGAAGGAACTGGACAAGTTGATGGGCGGCGGCAAGGCGGGGCTCACGGACCCCGATGCCGTCCCCGAGGAGCCGCCGGTCCCGGCGACCCTGCCGGGCGACCTGTGGCAGCTCGGCGGCCATCGCGTGATCTGTGGGGACGCCACCGACAGCGCGACGGTCGGCCGACTGCTGGCCGGGGTGAAGCCGCATCTCATGGTGACCGATCCGCCCTATGGCGTGTCCTACGACCCGGCCTGGCGCAATGGCGTCGACCTCGGGCTCGGCGAGGGCAAGCGGTCCACCGGCAAGGTCCAGAACGACGATCGGGCCGATTGGTCGCCCGCCTGGGCCCTGTTCCCCGGCGACGTGGCCTATGTCTGGCACGGCGGTGCCCATGCCGACACGGTGGCCCAGAGCCTCCGGATCGAGGGGTTCCAGATGCGGTCGCAGATCATCTGGGTCAAGCAGCACTTCGTGGTCAGCCGGGGCGACTATCACTGGATGCATGAGCCCTGCTGGTACGCGGTCCGCAAGGGCAAGACCGGGCATTACAACGGGGATCGCAAGCAGACCACGGTTTGGGAGATCCGCAACAACAACCCGATGGGCGGCGGCTCGACCAAGGAGAAGACCTGGGATCACGGCACGCAGAAGCCGGTCGAGTGCATGCGCAAGCCGATCGAGAACAACTCCTCCGCCGGCCAGGCCGTTTATGATCCCTTCCTCGGATCGGGCACGACGATCATCGCGGCCGAGATGATGGGCCGCGCCGGCTACGGCTGCGAACTGAGCCCCGGCTATTGCGACGTGATCGTCAAGCGGTGGCAGGAGTTCACGGGCGAGGACGCCCGCCTGGACGGGACCGGCGAGACCTACGAGGCCGTCCTGGCCCGGCGGATGCAGATGCCGACGCATCCCGAGCTGGCCAAGACGGTCCAGTGACACCGAAAGGGCAATCCCATGAGCTATTCCTTCAGCGTGGCGGCCGACACTAAGGCCGAGGCCAAGGTCCAGATCGCGGCAGAGTTCGACCGCATCGTCAGCACGCAGCCGATTCACGCCGCGGACCGCGAGGTGGCCCAGGGTGCTGCGGAATCGTTCGTCGATCTCGTCAGCGAGCCGGCTGAAAATCAGACGCTCGTTGTCAACGTCCATGGCTCCGTCAGTTGGCTCAACGAGGACGACTTTCAGGGTGCGAACGTGGGCATCGGCGTGCAGATCGTCGCCAAGGCCCAGGAGTAAGTCGTCCTATGATGCTCCGCGCTGATCTGCCGCCCGACTTCGTCGCCGCGGAGTTCGAACGCCTGGACGTCACCCTCCGCACCATGGCGATGGTGATGGCCGTCGATGCCGCTGCCCTGCGCGCCTACTGCCAAGCCTATGGCCGATGGGCCGAGGCCGAGCGATGCAGAGTCGCCGGCTCTCGCTGATCGAAGCCTGCACGTCCACCGCGATCGGGTTCGTCGTCGCCCTGGCCGCGCAGATCGTCGTGTTTCCGCTCTTCGGGCTCCACGCCAGCATCGGGGACAACGTCCTGATCGGGGCGATCTTCACCGCCGTATCCATCGCCCGATCGTATCTGGTGCGGCGCCTGTTCGAGACCTTGCATGTCCAAACTCAGATCCTCGGCCAAGCCGACCGCGCTGAAGCTGATCCAGGGCAATCCCGGCAAGCGCCCGATCAACAAGCGGGAGCCGCGGCCGGCGAACGTGGTCCCCGACCCGCCCGAGGTGCTGTCGACGGCCGCTGCGATCGAATGGATGCGGATCACGCCAGAACTTCATGCCCTTGGGCTGCTGACCGGCCTCGATAGGGCCGTGCTCGCCGCCTACTGCCAAGCCTATGGCCGATGGGTCCAGGCCGAGCGCGGCATCGCCGAGATGGCGAAGAAGGACATGCTGACCGGCGGCCTGATGATCCGCACCAGCAACGGCAACGCCATCCAGAACCCGCTCGTCGGCACCGCCCACAAGGCTGCCGCGGACATGGTCCGGTATGCCTGCGAATTCGGCATGAGCCCGGCCGCCCGGTCCCGCATCGCCGCTGGGCCGATCGACGACGGGTCGAAGTTCGACGGGCTGCTTGCCTAAGAAGCGGGGCGCGTTCCCGGAGCGCGCAGAGAGGGTCCGCCGCTTCATCGAGTGCTTGGTCGTCCCGAGCGGTGTCGGCCAGGGCGGCCGGTTCCGGCTGCGGCCCTTTCAGCGGAAATTCATCAAGGCGATCTATGAGCCCCACACCTTCAAGGGGCGGAACTGGCGCCGGGTGGTGCGGCGGGCGATCCTGTCGATCGGCCGCAAGAATGGCAAGACCGCGCTGATCGCGGCGCTCGTGCTCGTCCATCTGTGCGGGCCCGAGGCGATCCGGAACGGCGAGATCTACTCGGCCGCCAATGAACGCGAGCAGGCCGCCCAGGTCTTCAAGGTCTGCCAGCAGATGATCCTGGCCGACCCGGAATTGCGTTCTCGAGCTGGGCTTGAGGTGATCCCGTCGACCAAGACCATCCTCTGCCGGCGCAACGGCAGCGTGTATCGGGCGATCTCGGCCGAGGCCGGGACCAAGATGGGCTTGAACCCGAGCGTGGTCGTCTATGACGAACTGGCGCAAAGCAAGAACCGGGCTCTCTACGATGCGCTCGATACCGGCATGGGCGCCCGCGAGGAGCCGCTCTTCATCGTCATCAGCACGCAGAGCAATGACCCGCAGCACATCCTCTCGCAACTGATCGATGACGGGCTCCGGGCGGAAGACCCAACGATCGTTTGCCACCTATACGCCGTCCCCGACGATGCCGAGGACGTCTTCGACGAAAGCGTCTGGAGCATCGCGAATCCGGCCCTGGACGATTTCCGCAGCCTGGAGGACATGCGGGCGATGGCGGCACGGGCGGCCCGCATGCCTTCGTTCGAGAGCACCTTCCGCAACCTCTACTTGAACCAACGGGTCGACTCGCAGAGCCCGGTCATCCCGCGGGCCGAATGGGAAGCCTGCCAGGCCGGCGAAACGCTGAAGCCGGGCGAGCGGATCTATCTCGGGCTCGACCTGTCGGCCACGACCGATCTGTCCGCGCTCGTCGGCTGCTCGGCCGATGACGGCGATCGGGTTTCGTCGTGGTTCTGGAAGCCCGGTGACTTGCTCCGTGACCACGAGCTGCGGGACCGGGCGCCCTATACCCTCTGGAAAGCGCAGGGGTGGCTCCAGGCGCCGCCCGGCAAGGCCATCGACTACGGCTACATCGCCGAGCAAATCGCCGCCCTGCAAACCGACTACGACGTTGCGGCCCTCGCCTTCGACCGCTGGCGCATCAAGGATCTGATGCGGGAGTTCGAACGGATCGGCTTGCAGACCTACGCCGACGACGACAAGCCGATCCCCGGTGCCCTGCGGCTGGTGTCCTGGGGCCAGGGCTTCCGGGACATGAGCCCGGCGATCGACGCCCTGGAGATCTCCATCTTGCAGCGCCGGTTCGCCCATGACGGCAACCCGGTGCTCAACTTCTGCATTGCCAATGCCACGGCGGTTAGCGATCCGGCCGGCAACCGCAAATTGGACAAGTCGGCGACCCGGTTCCGGATCGACGGCGCCGTGGCCTGCGCCATGGCAGTCGGCCTCAAGGCCCGCGATCTCCAGCGGGTGGTGCAGCCGTCCTATCAGATGCTCTTCGTCGGAGGGTAGGCGGCCCGGCGACCGGCTTCGATCTTGGGGAGGGGCGAAACCACCGGAGAAGCCCCGACCGGAGAAGTCTCCGGGGTAGCAGGGCTAACGGTTTCCGCCGGGCCGATCCGAAGATACGGCACAGATCAGAGACCTACAAGGGCGCAGTTGTGCGCCCTTTTGCTTTTGGAGCCTGCCCATGCTCGATCGGGCTTACAGCATCCTGCATATCCGGTCCGTCGATGAAGACGCCCGAGTGATCGAAGGCATCGCCTCGACCCCGCGGGCGGACCGGATGGGCGACATCGTCGAGCCCATGGGCGCGCAGTTTGCGCTGCCGATGCCCCTCCTGTTTCAACATGACGCGCGGCAGCCCATCGGCCATGTCGAGTTCGCCAAGCCGACCAAGGACGGCATCCCGTTCCGCGCAGTGATCGCAAAGATCGCCGACGCCGGCAAACTCCGGGATCGGGTCGATGAAGCGTGGCAGTCGGTCAAGGCCGGCCTCGTTCGCGCCGTGTCGATCGGCTTCCGGGCCATCGACCGTGAATTCATGGAAGGCGGCGGCATCCGCTTCAAGACCTGGGAATGGCTCGAACTGAGCGTCGTGACCATCCCGGCCAATGCCGACGCCACCATTACCACCATCCGATCGATCGACACCGAACTCAGGGCCGCGTCCGGCCAGCGAGTGCGGGTGAACCTGAATCCCCGTGAAGCCACGGGGCCGATCGGCACGTCCACCACTCTGCCCGGCGCCTCGGGCTCCCTGAAACAGAATGCGAAGAAAGGGGCCAAGGCTATGCCGAGGACCATCGCAGAGCAGATCACTGCTTTTGAGAACAGCCGCGCCGCCAAGGCGGCCCGGATGGGCGACATCATGAACACCGCCGGCGAGGAAGAGAGCACCCTCGACACCGAGCAGGCGGACGAATACGACGGCCTCCGCGACGAGGTGCGGGGCATCGATGACCACCTGGCGCGGCTCCGCGAGCAGGAGGCCATCCAGGCCGTTGTCGCCAAGCCGGTCAACGCGGTCGATACCCGCTCGGGCAGCGACGCCCGCGGCAGTCAGATCGTGATCGTCCGCGACACGAAGCTGCCGCCCGGCATCGAGTTCGCCCGCTACGTCAAGGCGCTCGCCGCGGCGAAGGGCAACCCGCAGATCGCCTATGAGATCGCGAAGTCGCAGTACCCCGACAACTCGCGCATCCATAGCGTCCTGAAGGCCGCGATCACGGCCGGCACCACGACCGACCCGACCTGGGCCGGCCCGCTGGTGGACTATCAGGTTTTCGCCGGGGACTTCATCGAGTTCCTCCGCCCGACGACCATCCTGGGCAAGTTCGGCGCGAACGGCATCCCGTCGCTCTTCAACGTGCCGTTCAACATCAAGATCCCGGCTCAGACCAGCGGCGGCAACGCCTACTGGGTCGGCGAGGGCAAGCCCAAGCCCCTGACCAAGTTCGATTTCTCGCAGATCGAACTGCGCTGGGCCAAGATCGCGACCATCGCGGTCCTGACCGAGGAGCTGGTCCGCTTCAGCAACCCGTCCGCGGACGCGCTCGTCCGTAACGCCCTGGCCGATGCGGTTCGGGCCCGGATGGACATCGACTTCATCGACCCGGCGAAGGCGGCCTCGGCCAATGTCAGCCCGGCGTCGATCACCAACGGCGTTACCCCGATCGCGTCGACCGGCGACGTCTCCGCCGATCTGGATGCCCTCTACACGGCATTCATCACCGCGAACCTCTCGACCGCGAACGCCGTGTTCGTGATGAGCGAGATCCTCGCCCAGCAGATCTCGCGGGTGAAGACCCCGCTCGGCGCGGCCGAGTATCCCAACATCGGGCCGCGTGGCGGCTCCCTGGAGGGCGTGCCGGTCATCACGTCGCAGTATGTCCCGGCCGGGCTGATCATCCTCGTGGCGACCGATCAGGTCTACCTCGCGGACGATGGGCAGGTTGTGATCGACGCCTCCCGCGAAGCGTCGCTGGAGATGCTCGACAACCCGACCAATGCCTCGGCGCCGCCGACCGCGACGTCGCTGGTCTCGCTGTGGCAGACCAATAGCATCGGCATCAAGGCCGAGCGCTTCATCAACTGGCAGAAGCGCCGGGTCGAAGCGGTGGCCTATGTCGAGGACGCCGACTACACGCCGACGACCTAAGCGTGATCTGGCACGCGACGCCCTGGCTCTCGGGCAACATCGGCGGCGGGTTGAACCTGTTCGTCGAGCGGTTGCCCGAGGACGCCTGGGTCTGCCTCCGCGATGGCGACACTCTCTGGCTCACGTCGGATTGGGGCGCCCTCGTCGAGCGGGTTGTGGCCGAGCACGGTGATCAATATTCCGTGATCGGCTGCATGACCAATCGGCTCCGGTCGCCCCACCAACTCCATGGCGGCGCGTTCAATCAAGATCCGGACATAGGTCACCATCGGGAGATCGCACTCGGCCGGTGGGTCACGCATGGCACGGCCATCCAGCCGCTGCCCCGCGGGGTCCTGGCCGGCATGTGCCTGATCTTCCCCAAGCGGGTTTGGGTCGAGCACCCGTTCGAGGAGCGCTCGATCCACTTCGACAAGACCTTCTGCGAGGCGGTGCGGGCCGGCGGTGGCCGGCTCGGCATCGCCCTGGGGCTCTACCTCTTCCATCTCTACCGCTGGGGCGCTCGCAATCCGAGCAATGCCGTGGCGCATCTGGCAGGAGCGGCCGGGTGAAAATCGGGATCGGCATCACCACTCACAACCGGCGCGACACCTTCCTGCGGAGCCTTGCCGAGATCCGGCGGTTCGCCCCGCGGGGAACGACGATTGTCGTCGTTGACGATGCCAGCACCGAGCCGGCGCCAGGCGCAACCTTCCGGTTCGAGAAGAACGTCGGCATCGCTCAGGCCAAGAACAAATGCCTGGAGTTGCTCGACGACGCCGGCTGCGACGAGATCTTCCTCTTCGACGACGACACCTATCCGCTCTGCGCGAACTGGTGGCGGCCCTACGTCGAGAGCGCCGAGCCGCATCTGATGTACATCTTCACCGACTTTCGGGACCACCCGACGCTCCGGGACACGGCCAAGCTTTACGCCGACAGCAAGATCACCGCCTACAGCCATGCCCGCGGCTGCATGCTCTACCTCAACCGGGTTTGCCTGGAGCGGGCCGGCGGCATGAACCCCGGCTTCGGCCGCTGGGGATGGGAGCACCCGAACCTTTCTGAGCGGATCTACAATCTCGGGTTGACGACCTTCCGCTACGCCGACGTCACCGGCAGCGAGCACCTGATCCACAGCGCCGACGAATTCCTGGAGGTGAAGTCGACCGTCCTCGGCGAGGAGCGGCAACGGTGGATCGCCCGGAACAAGAGCATGCACCTGGGCCTCCTTGGGGATGCCGACTTCGTCCCCTACCGCGCCACCGACGACGTGATCGTCACGTCCTACTTCGCCGGACAGCCCGACCCCCAGCGCGGGGTCGCGATGACGCCCAACTACGACGATCTTCTGCCGCTGGTGAACAGCATCCGCGGCCAGCGGCTCGTGATCCTGCACGATTGCCTGGATGCGCCCGACACCGAGCACGTCCAGCACGTCCGCGTCGAGACCAGCATCTCGCCCTATTTCCAACGGTGGATCTCGATCCTGCAATACCTGCGGGCGAACCCCGAGATCGGGCGCGTTTTCTGCGTCGATGCGACCGACGTTGAACTGTTGAACGATCCGTTCGAGCAGATGGCCGACCATCTCTACGTCGGCGACGAGCCCTCGCGGACCGCGTGCCCTTGGATGGTCCAGCAGCACCGGGCCGTCTTCCTGCTGGAGTTCTTCCGCCGCCACGGCAGTCAGCCGCTGCTCAATGCTGGCCTCGTCGGCGGCCGGCGGACGCTGGTGGTGCAGTTCCTGCGCCGGCTCATCTCGGTCTATTTCGACTGCCTGGAAGCGGCGGCGATCAAGCGGCTGCCGGGCCCCGGAAATACCGACATGGGCGTCTTCAACTACACCGCTCGAACCTTCTTCGCCGGCCGGCTCAAGCATGGCCGCGAGGTCAATACCGTCTTCAAGACCTTCTCGAAGGACGGCCCGAGCTGGTTTCGCCACAAGTAGAGGTCGCCGTGCCCGAACTGATCTCCCTCACCTCCATGCGCTACCGGCATCGCCTGCTGCGCCCCGGTGTGCCGTTCATGGTCCCGACCACGGCCGAGGCTGCCCTGCTGAAGCTGGCCCGCAAGGCCCGTGATCCGGAGCCCGAGGCCCCGGCGCCAGCGCCCAAGCCCAGGGCCATGGAGGCCACGGCCAAGGCCCTGGAGGCCGAGCCCGAGGGCCTGGACGCCGAGGGCGACGACAAACCGGCCAGGCCGACCCTGAAGCTGAAGCCGCCCCGCTACCAGCGCCGGGACATGCGCTCCGATGACTGAGCCCTATGCCGACCTGTGGCCCAAGGAGCCGGCGGCCGAGCCCGGCGACGAACCGGTGCTCCACGTCCGCGTGCTGGAGGGTGATCTCCAGCGGTTGCGGCTACGCCGGGGCGACAAGATCGTCGTCATGGTCCGCCATCGGATCTCGGACAACGAGGCCGAGATGATCAGCCGCCAAACCGAGCGGAAGTTCCCTGGCCACGAGATCATCGTCCTCCCCGCGGGCTATAGCCTCGGGGTCATCGAGGCACCGGAATAGCTATGCGCATCTTCGGGCTCTCGATCACCAGGGCGGATGCCACCAAGGCGCTGCCGACCAATCTGCGTCCGCCGAACAATCGTGGCGGCTGGTGGCCGATCATCCGGGAGCCCTATGCCGGCGCTTGGCAGCAGAACGTCGAGTGGACCACCGACGAGGTGCTGGCGTTCCCCGCGGTCTTCCGCTGCATCAGCCTGATCAGCAACGACATCGCCAAAATGGCGCTCATGCTGGTCAAGTGGGCAGATGGGATCTGGACCGAGACCGAGAGCCCTTCGTTCTCGCCGGTCCTGGCCAAGCCCAACGCCTACCAGACCCGCATCCAGTTCTATCAGTCCTGGGTCATCTCCAAGCTGGTCAACGGCAACGCCTACATCCTCAAGGAGCGGGATCAGCGCGGCGTTGTCGTGGCGCTCTATGTGCTCGACCCGTGGCGGGTCCGCCCGATGATCTCGGATGACGGCTCGGTCTTCTACCAGCTTGCGGTCGACACCCTCTCCGGGCTCGAAAAGAGCGTCACCGTCCCGGCCCGCGAGATCATCCATGACCGGTGGAACACGCTCTACCACCCGCTCGTCGGCGTCTCGCCGATCTTCGCTTGCGGCCTGGCGGCGATGCAGGGCCTCAAGATCATGCAGAACTCGGCGACCTTCTTCGCCAACGGATCGCAGCCCGGCGGCATCCTGACTGCGCCTGGCGCGATCTCCGACGAGACCGCGGGCCGGCTCAAGACACATTGGGATGCCAACTACACCGGCACCAACGTCGGCCGCGTGGCCGTGCTGGGCGACGGGCTCAAGTATGAGTCCATGGCCCTGTCGGCCACGGATTCGCAACTGATCGAGCAGCTCCGCTGGACCGGCGAGGTGGTGTGCTCGACCTTCGGCGTTCCCGCGTACATGGCTGGGATCGGGCCGATGCCGGCCTATAACAACATCGAGGCGCTGTCGCAGCAGTATTACTCGCAGTGCCTTCAGATCCTCATTGAGAGCATCGAACTCTGCCTCGGCGAGGGGCTGGCGCTGCCGAAGCCCTACGGCGCCCGGTTCTCGATCGACGATCTGCTGCGGATGGACACGGCCACCATGGTCAAGGCCGAGGCCGACGCGGTCGGCGCCGGCATCAAGTCGCCGAATGAGAGCCGGCTCCGCCTCAACCTGCCGCCGGTCAAGGGGGGCGGGACCCCGTATCTCCAGCAGCAGAACTACTCGCTCGCCGCCCTGGACGAGCGCGACAGCAACGACCCGTTCGCGCTGCCGCCGGCCCCGGCGCCCCAGGTTCCGGCGCCGGCTGATGACCAGGGGGATGACGAGCCGCCGGTCGACGAGGCCGTGGCCGCTTCCTTCGCAGCGCGGCTGACCCGGCGGCTGCTCCAGGCGGCTGCATGATCACGGTGGTGATCGGTCCGCCGACCGCGGGGAAGTCGACCTACGTGGCCGAGCACGCCAGGACCGGCGACGTGATCGTCGACTATGACGCCATCGCCAAGGCGCTCGGCTTCGCGGCCGACCATGATGTCGAGGGCTCGATCCGGCTGGTGACCCGATCCGCGCGGGTCGGCGCCATCAATCGAATTGTCGACGGCCTCGACGACGACGCTTGGATCATCGCCACGAAGCCGAAGCCGTTCCGGCTCCTTGCCTACGCCAAGGCCGGGGCGGAGTTCGTGATCGTCGACCCCGGCAGGGAGGAGTGTCTCCGCCGGGCCAAGCTCCAGAGCCGGCCGCCGGGCGTCTTCGCGGCGATCAATGACTGGTACGACGATCCGCCCGTGTTGCCGGGAGCGGATGGAGGGCCGAAGGCGATGCTCGGAAAAACTGCCGGCGTGGCCGACATGGCCGATGCTGTCTATGACGCGGTCGAGGTCTATGTCGAACGCCAGATGCGCCCGATGCGGGGGCTGGCCACCACGAACCGGCAAGACATCGAAGCCTGCACGGCGATGCTGTGCGTGATGGAGACCGAGGTCAAGGATCTGCGCTCGGTCAATGGCGACCTTGTCGAGCGGCTTGTCGACCTGACAGAACGGCTGTCCATCCTGGAGGCCAGAGAGGCCATTGCCGGCCCGCAGGGGCCCGCTGGGGCCGATGGGGCGCCTGGAGTGGCCGGTGCCAGGGGCGAACCCGGCGAGGCTGGCCCAGCCGGCCCCCAGGGGCCTCCGGGCCAAGACGGCGTGGCCGGCCTGGCGGGCGAGTCCGGCCCGAAGGGCGAACCCGGCGAGATGGGCCCCGAGGGGCCGCAGGGTCCGGCTGGCCAAGACGGCCTGGCCGGCGCCGATGGCGCGCCCGGCGAGATGGGTCCGGCTGGGCCCCAAGGTGACATGGGCCCGGAAGGGCCTGCTGGCCGCGATGGTCTAAACGGGGCGCCCGGCGCCGATGGCGCGCCCGGCGAGGCGGGTCCGGCTGGCCCGCAAGGGGATATTGGCCCGGCTGGCCCCGCGGGCCTGGACGGGGCCTCTGGCGCCCCTGGCGAGGCCGGGGAGCCGGGTCCGGCTGGTGCCCAGGGCGAACGGGGCCTGGAGGGGCTACCGGGCGCCCCTGGCCGCGACGGGCGCGATGGCATGGCCGGTGCCCAGGGCGAACGGGGTCTGCCCGGTCCGCAGGGCGAGGCCGGCCCAGTTGGGCTGCGGGGCGACCGCGGCGAGAAGGGCGACCCCGGCCGCGATGGTGCCAGCGTCGCCGACATGGACTTCTCCTCGCCGGATGGCGGCCGGACGTTCGTCTTCAGCATCGAGGGCGGCGATACCGTCCTCACCAACGAAGTCCAGACCCGGAACACGATCTGGCAGGGCGTCTATCACGAGGGCGAAACCTACCAGCCCGGCGACCTTGTCACTCTCGGCGGCTCCATGTGGCACTGCAACCTGGAGACCACCGAGCGCCCCGGCGAGGCCAAGGCCGCCTGGACGCTCTGCGTCAAGCGCGGACGCGACGGCAAGGACGGCAAGGACGGCGACCGCGGCGAGCGCGGGCCCGAGGGCAAGGCCGGTCGTGACCTGACCCAGATCGCTCCAGATGGGACGCGCTACTGATGGCCACCACCCCGCTCGTGACCTTGGAGATGGTGCGCGCTCGGCTCCGGATTGATGCGACCGACGACCAAGAGGACGTCGAGCGTCTCATGGCCGAGGGCACCCGCATCATCCTCGGCTATCTGAAGCCGCAGCCGGCGGGCACTGCCCTCGACCGCGGCTGGACGATCAGCACCGTGCCCGAGCACATCCAGACCGCGATCCTGCTCGTGATCCGGGCGCTCTACGATGGCGAGGACAACGTGCTGTCGCAGTCGGTGCTCGACGTCCTCCATCGAGACCGGGACCCGGCGCTCGCATGAGCCGGCAGCCGCTCCGGGCCCGGCGGCTCCGGACCCGTCTCCAGTTCTATCGTCCGATCGAGAACGTCAGCCCGACCGGCAATGTCGATCTCGGTTGGGTGTTGCACGTGGAACGTTGGGCCGAGATCGCGGAGATGAAAGGGCGGGAGCAACTGGAGGCCGGTCGCCTGGAGGCACAGGTGCCGGCGACGGTCCGCGTCCGGTACGACAGCGAGACGGTGCAGATCGACGCCTCCTTCCGGGCCGGTCCGACCGGGCCCGACCTTGCGGTCGTGTCGGTCGCGCAGCCGGACCAGATGCGCCGAATGATCGAGATCGTCCTGCTCACGGGGAAGCCCGGCTAGACCCGTGGGCACGTTCAAGGTCGATGGCATGGCCAAGCTCGATCAGAAGCTTCGGGAGATGCCCGAGGCTGTCCGAGCGGCGATGTCGGAGGCCATCTCCGATGGGATGGATGATCTCACCAACTACCAGCGCCGGCTCGCCCATCGGGTTTGGCGCACGGGCGAGTTGGAACGAAGCATCGGCTGGGGCTGGGTCACGCCGGGCCAAGCCGGGCTGGAGGGGCTGAAGAAGTTCCGGGCCGTCAACCTCGCGGCCAAGGGGGCGCTCCAACTGGCCGCCAAGGCATATGCCGGCCGGGTCGACGGGCACGAAGCCTACTACGCCAAGTTCGTTGAGTTCGGCACACGCTTCATGCCGCCGCGGCCCTTCTTCTATCCGGCCTATCGGATCAAGAAGAAGGAGATCAAGCGCAACATCTCGCTCGCGGCGCGCCGGGCCATCAAGCAGATCGCGAAGGCTGCCGCATGAGCCCAGATGCCTCGAACGAACTGCTGGAGGCGGTGCGTGACCGGCTGCTCGCCGACCCGGCGGTGACCGCCATAGTCGGGACCCGTATCTTTGATCGGCCGGACATGGGCGTCGCCTTCCCCTGGCTCCAGATCGGGGAGACGCAACTCCTCCCGTTCGAGGCGCACTGCGTCACCGGGACGAGCATCTTCTTCACGCTCCATGGCTGGGGTCGGGACGGTCACGCTGGCGACGCCATGCGGGCGCTCGGCGCCGCCGTCTACGGCAGCCTCCATGCCCAGCGCTTCGCCCTGCCGGCGCCCTACGCGCTTCAGACCCTCGAACATCAGAACACGCAGGTTCTGCGCGATCCGGACGGCACGACCCGCCATCTGGTGACCGAGTACCGCGCCGACACCACGGCCGACATCTAACCGGCCTGCCCCGACCCGGCCCTTGGGCAAGGCTGACCGGCCCGCAGCGATGCGCGCCATTCCCATGATGGAGCCCTTGCCATGGCCCAGCCCGAACTCGTCGGTGCGAGGGAACTGCTGCTGTACTTCGAAGATCCCGATACCCCCGACGCTTGGCTCTTCGCCTGCGGCATCAACTCCCGAGCCCTCAACGGCACCCTCAACAACACGGAAACGCCGACCGCGGATTGCGATGACCCCACGGCGATGCCCGTCCGGCGAGTGACGGCCAACTATTTTGCCGAGGACATCTCGGGCACCGGGATGCTGGCGATGGAGCGCTTCGACGACTTCGAGGAGATCTACCAGTCGGCAATCTCGCACCGCTGGCGGATCGGGCTCCTGAACAGGGGCTATTGGCAGGGCCCGTTCCTGATGACCAGCCGCAACGTGGGTGGCGAGCAGGAAGGGTACGTCACCCTTGAGATCGCCCTCACGAGCGATGGCCCGGTCCCGTACACGGCCGATCCCACCTTCCCCGGAGTGACCACCTGATGACCTGGACAGCCCTGATCGAGGTGCCGTTCGCCGATGAACTGCACCGCTTCCGCCTTGGCCTCGGCCAACTGGAAGATCTGGAGACCCGGTTCCGGGTCGGCACGATCGAATGGGTCGAGCGGTTCCGCGCGAACCAATGGCGCATCGGCGAGATGCGTGCCGTGCTGATCACCGCGCTCGTCGGCGGCGGCATGGACGCGGCCCAAGCCAAGGAGGTCGTCGACCGCTGCATGATGGCGTGGCCGATGGTCAAGAACGTCAAACTGTTCTGGCTGATCGTCAACGCCGCAATCCTGGAACCGCCGAGCGGCCTGTCCGCGGGAAAAGATCAAGCGGACGAGGAGGAGGAGGAGATGGTCTCAGCCTCGCCCGCCTTCTCGGCCTCGGCGGAGCCCTCGGTTACACGGCGGAAGAAGTCTGGCGCATGAGCCTGTGGGAGTTGACCGCTCTCGTGGACGGGTTCAACGCCGCTCATGGCAGCGATGGCGATAAGCCGGAAGGCATGACGGTGGAACGGTTGAAGCAGATCAACCCGCCGAAGACGCTTCACTGAGCGAGCGCTTCAATTCTTGGGCCCGCGCCTCGTCGCTTTCCACCTTCGCGGGGTCGCAAGGGCCAGCGGACCGGGCGTTGAAGCGGTCGAAGTAGGCATCGACGATTTGCTTCACCGCTTCACGTGAAAGGCCTGCCTCTTCGGCAAGGCCGGGCAGCGCAAGGCCGTGTCCGACGATGGCGTTGCTGGCCTTGTAGCGCTCGGCCGCGTCGTCCTTGAGGCAAAAGATCCTGCCGCCATCGGCGTCGCCCTGGGCTCGTGCCATCTCGACAAACGCTTCAGCCGGGCTCGGCTTGCCCGATCCGAAATCGTGGACGTTGGCGCCGACCACTCCGCCCATCAGGGCGGCGATCACAATCATCGGGATGTAATGGCTCACTGAAATCTCCGGGTTTCTGAGTCGTTCCCGCACGCATACCATGAGGCGGGTTTTATGGCAAATACAGAGCTTGAGACCCTGCTAGTCACGGTCGAGGCCGATCTCCGCCGCTATTCCAAGCAGATGCAGCAACTCGGTCAGATGACCGATGGCGGATTCAAGAAGGCCAGCAAGGCGGCCAACGATGCGTTCGGGAACATCGAGACCCGATCGGTACGGGCCGGCGCCGCCGCCACACGGGCGATGCAGGACGCCCAACGCTCCTCGCGCCAATTTGGTCAACAACTTCAAAACGTTGGCTACCAAGTCGGTGACTTTTTTGTGCAGTTGGAGGGCGGCCAGGGGGTCGTAAGAGCCCTCACGCAACAAGGGTCGCAAGTGCTCGGCGCCTTCGGCCCGTGGGGCGCCATCCTCGGCGCCGCCGCTGGTGCGGCAGGCGCCCTGGGCACGGCGCTCCTGGGCATGGGCGAAGAGGCGAACAAGGCTGCGGCGGCAACCGACTCGTTCAAGGTCGCCCAAACTGCGCTCGGCGGGGTCCTGACCGAAACCCAGGGAAAAGTCTCCGACACGAAAGACGCTCTGAGCCTCCTCCAGCTCGGATATGCCAGCCTGGCCAAGCTGGCCCTGAGCGACGCGATCAAGAAGAACAACGAGGCCATCGCCGAGAGCTTCAACGAGATCAAGGATGCCGGCGACTGGGAGTGGGTCGTTACGGTCCTCGACCAATACGATGCAGCCGCGAAACGTGCCGGGCAGACCTTTGCCGAAAAGTTCGGGCCGGGGCTGGACAGGTTCCGGCAGTCGCTCGACGAACTCGGCAAGACGGCGACGCCGACGCTCGCGCAGATCGAAGCTTTCATCGACGAATTGATGGCCCTCCAGGGGACCGTGCCGGGCGCCGAACAGCGCATCCGCGGCCTCCTCGAAGCCGTCGCGCCGCTGATCATGAAGCTGAAGGATCAAGCGGACCGCACCCGCGCGCTCAACGAGTTGAACGAGGCGTTCGCGCGAAGCGGCGGCAAGGCTACTACCGCTCTTCAGGTACTCGGCTTCGGCTTCGTGAGCGCCACCACGCAGGCGGCCGATTTCGGCAATGCCGTCCGTGGCGCTGTCGGAGCGATGGACACGCTGTCCAACATGAAGCCGACGTTCCCGATGGTCGAGGGCACCGGCAACTTGAGCTTCGGCGGCAAGCCGCGCGGAGTCCAGGGCTTCGGGACGACCGGCCAGACCTTCGGCAAGCTGGACCCGTCGTCGCTGCTGTCGGAGCCCGCCTGGGTCGACAGCGACGAGATCAATAAGGCGATCAAGCCGCTCAACGTGATGGGGCTCGGCTTCGCCAAGGTCGTCCCCGAGGCGGTGGAATTCACGGAGTCGCTCAACGGCGCCAGGGGCGCGATCGTTGACCTGTCCAAGGCGCCCAAGACGTTCGCCTTGGGAGGGCAGGGTCTGGCCTTCGGCGGCGCCATGGCCGATCGTCCCGACCTGTTCGGTGGCACCTTCGGCCAAGACAACCCGGCGTTTTTGGAGTCCAGCAAGTTCTCCGATTACGAAGGCGGGGTCATCAAGGAGAAGAAGCCGAAAGCCGAAAAGGCCGAGAAGCGGACGCCAGAGGATCGCGCCGAGGACCGGACCCAGGCCCTTAAGGACGAGATCGCCTACAACGAGCAATTGGCGGCCGTCTACGGCCAAGGAATCGAGGCCCGTAACCGCGTCACGGCCTCGTATGAGGCGCTCAAGGAGGCCCGCAAGACCGGCCTGGCCGAGGGCTCCAAGGAATTCCAGCAGTTCGTCGACACGCAGACCGCGCAGAACGTGGTCAACCTCGGGCTGGAGCATCGTCTCGACCTGATGAAGCAAGGTCAGACGCTCACCGAATCCGTGATGACGGATCAAGAGCGACTGAACAAGTTGCTCGCTGAATACAAGGCGATGCTCGACGCGGGCGCGATCGGGAATGAGGTCTACAAGCGGGCCGTCGAGACTGCCACGAACCAAAATCAAGATCTGATCAGCGCCATCGAAGGCGTCGGCGGCGCGATCGAGTCCGGCATCCAGGACGCCGAAAGCTTCGCCGATGCGCTGGAAAAGATCGGCCTCCAGCTGCTCCAACTCGTCGGCCAAGGGCTGTTCGGCCAAGGCCCGCTCGGCGGCATCATCAACGGCCTCCTCGGCGTCGCGGGTGGCGGCATCCTCGGCACTCCGGCCGGCGCGATCGGCGGCGGCGGGGCGACCGCGGGCGCTACCGTGGGGGGTTTGTCCGCCGGGCTCGGAACCGGGTTCCGGCGCTCCTTCGCTGCCGGCGGCATGGGCGGGCCGGGCCCAATCCTGACCGGCGAGCAGGGCCCGGAGATCGTCAACATGCCGGCCCGCGGCTACGTCACCCCGGCCAGCGCCACGCGGCGGCTCTTGGCGCCGGCCAGCAAGGCCCAGCCCATGCACATCACGGTCAGCGGCGCCAAGGGCAATCAGGAGATCATGCGGATGATCTCGGTCGGGGTGGCCGAAGGGGTGCGCCAGTCCGGCAAGAACGTGCCGGGCATCCAGAACAATTACAATCTGCGGTTCGCACCGTGATGCTGCTGATCCCGTTCCCCAGCGTCTTGTCGCCAACGTTGCAGAACTGGTGGCTCGACGCGCGCTCCCGGTCCGGCGGCGAAACCGTCGCCGGGCGGGAGCAAGTCATCTCATCTGGGCTTCAGCGCTGGCGCGCGTCCATGAGTTTCCCTCTGTTCAACAGGGAAACGATCCTGGCCTTTCGGTCCTGGATTACGCAGATGGATGGACGTGCCAATCGGACGTTGATCGGTCCCTGCGATTGCTCCAACGGCAACCGCCTCGGCCCGTCCATCGGCGGCATCCCGCACAGCGATCAGACGATGCACAGCGACGGCGCCGGCTATGCCCAGGGCGCGGTCCCTGGAGAGGTGGCGGCGGCTGCGTCGGTTGGGAGCAATCAAGTCCTGATCTACAACGGCTCGACCGAGATGCCGATCCAACTCGGGGCATTCATCGGTCTCGGCGACTATCTCTACGTGATCATCGCGGCGGTGCCGGGTTCCAACAACGAGACCCTTCTCACCTTGGCCCCCAAGCTTCGGGCGACTGTCCCGATCGATACGCCGATCGACTGGTGCCGCGCCCGCTGTCCGATGCGGCTCATGGCCGACGACAGCGGCTCTTACGATCTCAGCCTCGGGCGCTACGGCACCGCGACGCTCGACCTTGTCGAGGTGTGGTGATGCCATTGTTCCCGGATGCCGTGCGCGATCAGGCGCAGGGCCTGCACGTCGTTGCAGCGCTCTTCGTCACGTTCGATTTTCTCTCGGGCCCGGTGTTCGTTTGGGAAGGCGACGGGCCTCTCGATCGTGCTGGCGTCACTTGGCGCGGTCTGGGGTCTCGCGTCGACAACGACGGCAGCCCATTGCAATCGATTGATGGGCTGGAGCAGGCCGTCAACGGGGTGGCGCCACAGGTGACGCTCACCCTGTCCGGCGTCGACCAAACGGTGGTCGCCGCAGCCCGTGAGGATGTCGCCAACAACGAGATCGAAGGCCGCGACCTGACCATTCAGATCGGCTTCTTCGACGCCACGCAGCCAGGCTTGGTTCCCTTGGACGATCTTCTCGTCCTCGGCGTCTGGAGCATGCAGAAGCCCAACTTCACCGCCACTGGGCCGACAGTCAGGACGATCACGTTGCCTTGCGAGACCCTGTTCGCGCAACGCAGCCGGTCGCCGTTTGGCCTGCTGACCGACCGTGATCAGCAGCGCCGTTTCCCAGGCGACCTTGGCTGCCAATTCCCGCCGTGGCTCGTCGACAGGGACGTTGCGTGGCCGCGCCACTAGGCGCCTCCGGGCCGGCCTTCGACGCCGGCCTGGCCGACCATCTGGCCATCGGCAACGAGACCGCGTTCGAACTGGGCCGGTGCGATTGCTCGCTTTGGGTCGCCGACTGGGTTCGCAAGCGGGTCGGCGTCGACCTGGCGGCGGACTTCCGCGGCAAGTACCGCACCCGAACCGAGTACCTGCGGCTGCTGATCCCCATGGGCAACCTCGTGCGGTTGACCGCGCGGAGGCTGGAAACCATCGGCTCGGAGATCATCCCGGAAGCCGAGGCGCAGCCCGGCGACATCGGGATCGTGCCATCGACCGATGGCCCGGTGCTCGCGATCCGTGGCGATGGCGAGTGGCTCTGCAAGACCGACGACCGGCTGTTGGCCGCCCCACACGCGACGATCGCCTGGAGACTGCCGTAGATGGCCAAGGCAATCCCGATCGTCCTTGGCGTGGCGGCAATCGCCCTCACTGGTGGCGCGGCTATCCCTGGGGTCGCGGTTGGCCTCGGCATGACCGCGGGGATGATGTCGGCGATTGGTGTCGGGCTTTCGATCGCCGGCACCCTGGCCGCGACGCTCCTGGCGGAGACGCCGCCCAAGCCGCAGATGCAGGAGGGCGACGTCTCGATCCGGCAGGCGATCCCGCCTCGCGTCCGGCTCTACGGCCGGCAGCGGATCGGCGGGACGATGCTGTATTACGACAGCACCAACGACGGCGATCTGCTCAACCTGATCTGCCACTGCGCCCACGAGGTCGCCGAGTACGAGGAGGATTGGCTCAACGACGATCGGGTGCAGATCGACGAAAACGGCAACGTCCTAGATGACCCGTGGTGGCAAGAGGGTTCGTTCGGGGAGGAGGGCAGCAGCACCGTCGTCATCGTCCACAACCTGGGCTCGCCCGACCAAACGATCGGCGACCTACCAGATCCGCCGTGGACCGCGGAGCATCGCGGTCGCGGCCTCTGCGCCACGCGGGTCAAATATTCGGATCTGAAAGACGAAGACCAACTCAAGGTCTTCCCGAGTGGTCCGCCGCCTTATCGAGTGGTGCTGAAGGGCGCCAAGATCTTCGATCCGCGAGACGTTGGCCAGACCGCCGGGATCGAGGCAGGCTACCAATGGTCGGACAACGCGGCGCTCGTGGTCCTGGACTATCTGACCCGAACCGAAAGCGGCATCCCGGTCGGGTTCGGCATCCCGTTCGACCGCATCGATCTCACCAGTTTCACGCTCGCCGCGGACGTGTCCGATCAACTGATCCCTATCAAGATCGAGGGCGAGGTCGTGGGTGTCGAGAAGCGGTGGCGCTCCTGGGGAGCCTACGAGCTGACCGAGGACCGCAAGGACGTCCTGAAAGATCTTCTCGACGCTTGCGCTGGCCGCCTGATCCAAGGCGGAGACGGCAGGATCGGATTGTCGGTCGGCTCCGGACGATATCGGGCCGAAGTGCTCGATGAATGGACTGTTCCAGATGGCATCCCCGTGTCGTCGGTGACCCTGGACGAAATGCAACTCTACGGGTGGGACCTGACCGAGGGGCGCCCCGCGATCGAGCGGGTGAACGAGGTCCGCGCGACCTACGTGTCCGAGGCTTGGGAATGGGCCGAGACCGAGGCCGGCATCCAGACCGACGAGGACGGGATCGAGCGGAACGGCACCGAAAGCAGCCAGATCAAGCTTCGGTTCGTCCCGTCCGAGAGCCAGGCGCAGAGGGTGGCGCGGGAGGTTCTGCGCCGGGGCAATCCGACCTGGACTGGTACGGTCCGCACCACCCTCGCGGGCCTCGACGCCTGGGGTGAGCGCTGGATTACCCTTCAGATCAGCGAACTCGAAATCGACGGGATCTTTGAGATCACGGGAATCCGGCTCGATCGCGAGACCATGATGGTCGAGATCGGTGTCGCGTCCTATGACGCGTGGTGGGACTGGACCGCAGAGACCGACGAGAAGGCCCCGGCTGTGCCGCCGCCCCTGATGGACGACGACGCCGAGATCCCGGTCCCCGAAAACGTCGTCGTCACGATCGCGCATCGTGCGCTGAACAATGGCACCCTTGTGGCAGTCGGCATCATCGCGTGGGACCCGCCGCCGCGCTCGGTCTATGTCGGCAAGGCTCGGTATCGGCCGGTGTCTCCTGCGAATGGGCCATGGCAGCCGCTCCCGGTGGCGCAGGATAGCAACCAAGTCGAGACGTTCCCGCTGGAAGACGGCATCGCCTATGAGGCCCAAGTGCGCTTCATCGGATCGCGCGGTTCCGGCAGCGATTGGTCGACCCCGCCAGCGCTGTTCACCGCGATTGCCGATCCGGTAGCCCCGTCCGCTCCTGTACTCCTGTCCGCCACACCAGCGGGCGCCAACGTCAACCTGTCCGCGACTGCCGCGAACAGCTCGAACCAACGCCTCATTCGGTTCTGGCGCGATAGCGATGCCACCTTTGCGGGCGCTGTCGACATCAGTGGTGCGATCTGGACCGGCCCGAACGGCATCGCAACCTACACCGATACGCCGGGTCCTGGGGCTTGGCGATATTGGGCGACCGCTGGCAACTGGAGCGACGTCGACAGCGCACCAATTGGGCCGGAGGCGGTGACGATCACGCCAGCGGCCCCGGTCATCGTCTCGCCGGCCACGCCCTATCTGACCAGCGACAACACGCCCACTTACAGCGGCACCGGCCCAAACGGCACCACCGTGCATCTCTACGATGGCGCCACCGATGTCGGATCCATCGCTGTCGTAGCCGGCGCCTGGAGCATCACCGCGTCGACGCTGGCCGATGGTACGCGCAATGTCACGGCCGAGGCGGTTGCGCCAGGCCCAATCACCAGCGTCGCCAGCAACGTCGTTGTGACCACGATCGACACGGTGGTGTCGCCGCCGGTCATCACCACGTCGTCGCCGCTGTCGACCACCGACACCACGCCGGACACCAGCGGCACGTCGGAGCCCAGCGCCTCGATCGCCATGTTCCGCGGCGGCTCGACTCCTGCGGGATCTGCCACCGCGGACGGCGCCGGGGTCTGGACGGCGACGCTCTCGCCGGCACTGGCGGTTGGCAGTTATAGCATCACCGCCAAGCAGACCGACCTGGCAGGGAATACCTCGGGTGCGTCCTCGGCGCTGATCCTGAACGTAAACCCGCTGGCGCCAGCGATCAGCACCAGCACCGCGACCATTGGCAACACCAACCCCGTCGTCGCCGGCACGTCCACCGCCTCGGCCAGCATCGGCGTCTATGTCGACGGCGTGCTCAACCAAACCGTGGCGGCCGATGGCTCGGGCGCCTGGACGGCGACCCTATCCGGCCTCACCGCCGGGGCGCGCAGCATCACGGCTCGGCAAACTGTCGCCGGCTTGACGTCGGCGGACTCGACGGCGATCACGTTGACCGTCGTCTGGTACGACCCAGATGCGACGATTTCGATCGACTATCCGGGGCAGCGCTATCGGCTTAACGGTTCCGAGGTTGACGCCTCGGTGTCCGGCTGGGGTGGCCTGTTCACCACCCTGACCACGCCTGCCCAGATCGCCCTCGGGTTGGATGGGCAGATGCACTACTGGGCCGCGAACACCCTCCCGATCGTGACCGGTTCCTCGGGCTCGCTGATCCGGCAGCCCACTCGGACCAACAGGCAGACCAATTTCAACGTCGCCCCGGTCACCAGCGTGACGACCAACCTGACCATCAGCGGCGGAGCCGGCGGCACGCTCACGGCGGCATCGGATAGCTCTGCCCTGACCAGCGGGATCTTCGACGCCTCCATGGCGGCGATCATGACCACGGGCAACGCCTTCAAGATCGACAGCACCACGGCGGCCGGCGACGTGCTGGTGACGATCACCGGCACCTGCGGGATCACCACCAACTGCTCGTTCCAGATCTGCATGCGGGGCGATAACTGCTCAATCGAGACCAGCAACGCCAGCCCGGCCACGCTCGCGACAGTGATCGGCTCGGGCTCGGTCTATCAGCGGATCGCGGTCACATTCGTCCCCGCCGCGATCGGAGATCAGATCGTCATTCGGGTGCCGACCGGGCTGGTCGTTTGGTTCATCCTCAACTCGCTCGAACAGGGGACCGGAGTCAGCGGCCCGATCGTAGTTGCGGGCGCGAGCGCGACCCGCGGCAGCCCCACGGTTCGCCGCACCCTTGGTGCCGAGTGGAACGCCACCGAGGGTTATGTGACTTCGAAGGTGCAGCAGATCGCGAACGCCGCGAACGCCGGCTACATCGCCGAAGTTCGGGCCGCCGACGCGTCTAATCTGCAACGCCTGAAGGCCGCTTCCGCCAGCTCGTTCAGCGGCACCACGATAGTTGCGGCAGTCGCCCAAGCCGCCCCGACCATCACCGCGACGGCGGGGGCGACGCACACGATCTGCTATGGCTGGAAGGCCAATGACTATGCCGCCGCCATCGACGGCGGCGCGGCGTCCATCGATACCAGCGGCTCGGTCCCGACCGGCTCGCCAGCGGTGCTTGAGGCGATGCGGCCCGACGCCTTCGAATTCTTTGGCCATCACATGCGGCTGAACCTCGGCGTCACGAAGCCCGCGAACGTGACCATCCAGGCCAAGAGCGGCTGGACGACCCTGACCTAACGCGCTCGGCGCCGCCCTGCGTCTTCCGAAATCACGCCAATCCCCACGGAGATGCCCGATTATGGCAATCCCGACTGCTGACCAGATCTGGAAGGATTTCGATCCGGAAGGAAATCCGCACGAGCCGATCAAGGAGGAGATCCGGCGCTACCTGAATTTCGTGTTCGCGCTCGCCACTGCGGCCGGGATGAAGACGTATCCCACCAAGGCGGCGATGGATGCGGATACGACCCAACCGGATGGCATGCCGGCTCTGCTCTATGCCGACCCGGTTGCCGCGAACAACTTCCCGACCGTCTGGGTCTGGAATGACGCATCAAACATCTGGATCGCAGGTGTCGATCGGATTGCCGAAGTCAAGGCCACGGCGGACGACGCCAGCGCAAAGGTCAACCCGCTCGCCGCGGCAATGACGATCGTTCCGACGAACATCGTCAACTTTGTCGCCGGGTTGAACCTCGGCGAGGTCATGCAGCGGCTGATCGCGTCCCCGGTCTACAGTTACTTCGTCAGCAATCAGATCGATGGAGTCTTCCACGGCGCGCGGCTCGACGGCGATTACGAGTTCATGGGGCTCAAGTTCCGGGTGGTCCGGTCGCCCTATCCGATCTTCGTCACCAACGAGCAAGGCGAGCCGGTCTGGATGCTGGGGGACGATGGCTTCCCGCTCGGCGGCCTCACGCCGGACCAGGAGGCCGAAGTCCAGACGATGATCGACGCCTCTGGCGGTGGCGCCTCGGATGCGACGTTGACTCCGGTCTACCTGGACGCGGGCAAGCTCTACGAGGTCGATGCGGACGGCCCGAGCCTCGTGCTCGACCCGGCGCCGTATGCCTTCAGCCGCAGCGCGGTCAGGGACGCCGATCGGACGGTCACGGTCACGAACCGGCCCTTCATCTCCGCCACCGAGACGGCTGTCGCGGTCGATCAGGGGCTCGGCCTGGCGGTGCCGGCCTCCCCGAAGATCCTCAACATCTGCCCCGGCACCGGGCAGAGCCTCTTGGTCGGCTTCCAGGGCAACCCGCTCACGCTGGGCCTGACCAATCCCTATCCCGAGAAGATCCTCAAAGGGCTCGGGCTCGATGTCCGGCTCGGGCTCGCCTCCGACGCCGGGACGAACCCGGTCTTCAATCCGGCGGTGCTGACCGACTTCGATCCGCTGATCTCGATGACCGGCACCGGCGGTTCCGCCTTCGGGGTGACCGTGTTCGAGGGCATGGGCCCCGGCATGCTGGCGCCGCTCGACGAGGCGATCGGCCTCACGCCGCGCCACCTGTTCATGGCGATCGGCCGGGGCGGGCAGCCCTACTCGACGATCAGGAAGGGCACGAACTGCTACGCCAACATCATCGCTGCGGCGACCAAAGCCTGCGCCCTGGCCGTGGCGAAGGGATGGGTGCCCTTTATCCCGTTCGTGACGATCGTCCACGGCGAGGCCGATGGCGCCAGCCTGACGTATTACGACGATCTCATCGAGTGGCAGGACGACCTCAACACCGACCTGAAGGCCATCACCGGCCAAGCGGCCGACATCTTCTTCCTCATCAGTCAGCCCTCCGCCTTCAGCGCCGGCAATCACCTATCCGGCCTGGCCATGGTCAAGGCCATGGAGGACTTCCCGGATCTGTTCACGGTCGCCGCGCCGAACTACCAGTTCCGCACCCTCTACGATGCCGACCTAACCCATCTGACCGGGCCGGGCTACTACGCCCTCGGGCGCGACTACCTCGCCCGTGCCGCCCTCCAGCAGGCTTACGGCGGCGGGTGGCGTCCGCTCTGGCCGATCCGCGCGGACGCGACCTGGGATGGGACCACGCTCACCGTGCCGTTCAACGTCCCGGTCGGGCCGCTGGTGCTCGACACGGTCACGCTCCCCGATCCCGGCTCCTACGGATTCAAGGCCGTTGATGGCAGCGGCGATTTCCCGATCCTGACGGCGGCCCTCGCCGCCGGAAATACCGCGATGGCGTTCACCTTCACCCGCGCCAAGTCAGGCGCCGCCACGCTGCAATATGCCCTGACCGGTTACGGCATGCCGAAAGTGCTCGCCGATCAGCCGCGCGGGAACCTGCGCGACAGCGCACCCGGCGCCCCGAACTGGTCCCTCCATTTCGACCTCGCGTTCTAATTAAGGAGCCCCAAGCATGGCGCTGCATCCCCTTGCCTTGCAGATCATTGCCCCGCAGGCGACGCCCCGGCCCGGCCTGCCGTCGCCGTTCGGCACGAGCGCGCTGACCGGCTTCTCCGGTGCCCTGGCCGTGTTCGACATGCTCTCGGAAGGAGATCTCACTGGGAACGGCTACCGGCTGCTCGGCGATTATGAGCTGACCAGTACGGGCCTGCTGCTGCCGGGCGGCGTCTCCGGTCTCAGCATCGGGCTCGTGCCGCCTTCGGGCAGTTACACGATGTGCATCGCGGCCAAGGCGGCGGCCGATGCTGCCGCGGACGGCTTCTTCGTCTCCTGCCTCGACACCGATGGCAATGTCGGAGCCGGCATCCGCTACGTGATCAGCACCACGAATGTGCAGGGCCAAGTGTTGCAGGCCAGCGGCACCGCGCTCACGACCACGACCGCGGTGACCAGGGCACTCGACACGTGGTTTGCAGTGTGCTTCCGCACCAACTCGGCCCTCGCCCCGCCGAGCAACATCGGCTTCATGCTGTCGAATACCTCTGGCATCTCCGCCACCGCCACGGTCGGCGCCCTCAACACGCCGACGAAGAACTTCCGGATCGGTGACGGCTGGACGGCCACCAAGGGCGTCAAGGGCACCCTCGGCATGCTCGCGATCTATGATGGATTGAAGAGCCAAGGCGACATGGCGGCGATCATCGCCGCCATGCGCTCAGAGATGGCCACGAAACACGGCGTCACGATCCCTTAACCGGGGCGTGGCGCCCGGTCACACCGCCGGGCAAGAGCCCTCTACTGGCGCCGGGGCGAGGCTCAAGTAAGCGGCGAATTTCTGCTGCTCGCAATCTGTTCCGGTCGATAACCCCCATGCGGTTCCCACGAGTAGGGCAAGCGCAAAGGCGATGCCGGCGAGTAGAGGGTTCAACGTGATCTCCATCAATGCTTAATCGACTATTCGTGTGGCGCGCCACTAGGCGCGGGTCTGACAATATGGCCTCCCAAAAGACGAGTCCAGACCAGACCCAAGCGGAAACTCATAAGCGGGTCCAAAATGTCCGACCATGAAGACGGGCCACGCTACTCTATGCGCCGCGCCAGCGACTTGCCCGAGATCCGTGATCTTGTTCGTGAGGTGCAGGAACTCAGCCGCCGGGTCACGATCATCGAGACCAAGCTGGACCTATCGCTTCAGCGGGTGAATGAGGCGCTCGCCGATCTCCGGACCGACGTGGCCGGCTGCGCGACCAAGGAGCAACTCAAGCCCGCGGTCTGGCTCTTGGGGATCATCGGGTCGACCGGTGTCGGCGCCTTCGTCCTGACCTTGTGGAATCTGGTGCTCAAGCGGGGCGGTGGCCCATGAATGGTCGCGTGTCGGTCCCCTGGTATCGGCAGCCCCTGTGGTGGCTGACGATCATCGTCGGGCTGCCCATGGCGGCTGCCATGTCCATGATGCTCTGGGCCCTGATCGACCGCGCCCCGCCCGCGGTCTACAGGGGGCTCAATGCCGGCGCCTACGACCCGGCGACCCGCATCCTGTCGCTGCAATGGATCGTCCATCGATACCGCTACTGCCCAGGGGTGTTGACCCGCTCGATCGAGGCGGATGTCGGCGGGACGATCAGTTTGCCGTCCGTCGTCATTGATCCGGACGCGATGACACCAGAGGTCCGCGCCGCGCGGATCGGAACGACCTACATCGGTGGGACCAATCTCATCGAGATCCCCCCCACTGTCGGCGGCACGATCAAACTGACGACAGTCCCCCGGTTTGCCTGCTCGCCGTTTCAGGTTTTTGCCCCGATCGAGGCGGCGGTGCCCTCGATCGTCTTCACGCTGCCGGACCCTGAGTCCTGGCCTGGCGGCGGCCTGCCTGTTCAGGTAGCGCCGATCCCGGAGTGATCATGGCGACCACACCGCGCGAGACATCGAGCCGAGCCTTCGACCGTGGGCGCGAGGCCGGGGAGATAGCTGGTCAGATCTCGGCGCGGCTGGAGGGCCACGATCGGCATTTCGAGGCCATCAATGGATCGATCGCGAAGGTGGCGGCCGAACTGCACGTCATCACTCTGACCATGCAGCGGCTCGCGGATCAGGCGGCGGCGCGGGATGCGACCACTGTCGCGACATCCCAGGCCCGACGAGATGCCGGCGAGGCCCAGCGATACACCGCGGCCGACAACTGGTCACGGTGGCAGAAGGTCTTCGCCGTCCTGGCCGCGATCGGCGTTGTGGTCGGCGCCGTGGCCGCCCTGTGGGTCTTCGGGACGCCGCGCCCCATCCCATAGATCGAGGCTTACATGATCTCTGCCGAGATGCTGCGCGCCCTGTGCCCACAGGGCGCGGAGACCGTCATTGCCGGCCTGGCGCGATCGTTCGATCTGCTGTTGCCGGCCTTCACCCTCTCGACGCCGCTCCGCCAGGCGCACTTCGTGGCCCAGGCCGCGGTCGAGACAGCCTACTTCCGGACCCTGCGCGAGTACGGCACCGGCCAGCGCTATGCCCCCTATATCGGCCGCGGGCCGGGCCAACTGACGTGGGAGGCCAACTACGTCGACATGGGCCGCCGCCTGGAACTGCCGCTCAAGGCGCAGCCCCAGCTGGTCGAGGAGCCCGCGCTCGGCACGCTGGTCTTCCTGATCTACTGGATGCACCACGGCCTCAACCGCTACGCCGACGAGGACGATGGCCGGGCGATCTCGCGCGCCATCAACCGCGGTTCCGCGGCTTCCGACAAGCCGGCGAACGCAGAGAGCGAGCGCCTAGCGATGGCCGAGACGGCCAAGGCCCTGCTCGGCGCCAGCAAGCCAACGCGCACCATCAAGGCCCTCCAGGCGGCGCTCAATCGGCTCGGCGCGCAACCCAAGCTTTCGCTCGATGGTATCGCCGGCCCAGCGACCGAGGCCGCGGTGCTTTGGTTTCAGGCGGAGCGCGGCTTGGCGGTGGACGGCAACGCCGGGCCGGGGACCTGGGCTGCCATCGACGACGCCCTCGCCGAACTCGACGCCTAGGAATGGAGCGCCTCAATGGCCCCTCTCCCGATGCTTGCCAATCTCATAGCGGCGGTGATCGCCGTCGCGCTTTTGGTGTGGCTTATCAAGCAGATACCGATCGACCAATGGGTCAAGAGCGCTCTCTACGTGCTGCTCGTGGTTCTGCTGCTGCTGTGGCTGCTCTCGATCTTCCCGATCGTGCAACCCGTCATCCAGTGAGGTGATCCATGGACTTCGGCAAGATCTCGAAGGCAATAGCTGGCGCTCTCGCTGCCGGCTTGGGTGGCGCCGGTACGACTGCGGTCGTGATCCCCGATGGCGTGGCGATGCCATGGTACGGCTACGTCATTGTCGGAGCGATCAACGCTGTGTTCGGTTTCGTGGTGGTCTACTTCGCACCGCGGAACACGGCTTGATCTAGCGTTGGATGGGCCGCCGTCTTCCGGATCGTAAGCCCCGTTCGAACTCTCCTAGAGCGGCTTTGCGCTCTGCCACCAACTCCCTGAGCCTTGGGACGTTCGATTCGGGCACCTCGCCCAGGACTTTCCACTTGTAGATTGTCCGACGATTGACCCCCAGAGCCCGAGCGGCCGGAATTATCCAGTTGTCACCGAAAAGGAGCGCCCCAGCCTGCTCAAAGTAATCGAAATCCATGTGCAACTCCGTTAGAGACGAATCGCCCCGGTCTTCTTGGCCGGGGCTTTTTTTTGCGCGCGTGATCCGGCGGATTCCCAGGTCTTTGGCGCGCTCATGTTTCCGGGATCGAAGTGACATAAGGGGCACCACTATGAGACCAAGGGGGCACACTCTCGCGCCCGGCACCTTAGCAAAGAATGTCGCAGGTTTGTACTAGCTTAATGAGCGGGCTTACCCCCCAAGGACTACTAGAGGGGCACATGGCCGTGCCCCTCCCGTGCTCGAATCTGAGCCCTGCCGCGATATGCCACAGGGCACACTTTTAACAGAAAAACCGCCACATTTAGCAAATGATGGACATATGGTGACTCTGGCTCGGAGTCCCTGGGAGTCTCGGCGAATCGATTACCACTATTCCATTGTAGCGAGTTGTTGAGCGTTTCGCCAAAATACTCGACTGTATACTTTGTCTAACTCTGAATCTCGTCGAGTCAGTCACCCGTCACTGCCTGTCGTATTGTTGATTCCGCCTTTAGCTTCACTGCGGAGATCTTTATTCTTTCCTTATGCGATCGTTCGGCGACTCGCTCGGAGGGGGTTGCAATGGTTCTCGACTCGGGATTAACTTCTCAGAGGGAGGCTCATTCGTGCAATTGATCGACCTTTTTCTTGATAACGGCTCGCAGCCCGCGGAACACCGGGCAATAACGGGGCCAGTGCCCCGTGCCGTCTCCCCGCCTATTCTGTGGCTGTCGCAGGAGGAACCCTGATGGAACGAACGATTGGTCAGCCTTTGTCTAAAATTGTTCCGAATTCTAGTTTCACGATATCCAAACGTCATTTGAGATCCGTTGATTTCCGTCCCCTGTTGATGCAGGAGGGTCAACGAATGACAGACGACGAGATCCCCGACACGGCCATCGCCCTCGCGCTGAAGCGGGCGGCGGGTGAGAAGCTCAGGAAGAGGAAGGCGACACGGGCCGAACGCGAGGCCGCCAAGCAGCGCCGCCTGGACAAGGTCAAGAGCAAGGCGCCAGCCGAGGCGCGGCCACCGCGACCGATGCCGGCGCCACAGACTGCTGCCCCGCTCCAGGTCTCGGCGCAGCAGCATCTCCAGGACAAGGCCGCCCGCGAGCGCCGCATCCGCGAACTGACCGCGATCTCCCTGGGCCGCGCCGTGGCAACGGTGGTAGCCCCGCCAGAGCGGCCACCGCCATCACCGCCCACGGGCCCCGATGATCCGCGGATCAGGAATGGCACCCTCGCGCCATCGCCCAAGGTGGCGGCGATGCTCAGGTCAACTGTCTCCGAAGCAGCGACCGCGGCCTCCGCGCCGAGGCCGCGGGTCGAGCGGAGCGGCTATCCCGCCGAGTACCTGGAGACCCTCCGATCCGGCACGCCCGAGGCGATCCTCGCCGGGAGGCTCGCCAAGGATCTGAAGGGCACCGACCTCGACGCCTTCAATCGGGCTCGGAAGCGCGAGTTGGATGCCGTCCTCGCCGGGCGCCGGTTCAACGAGTTGAGCCGGGACGAGCGCAAAGCCTACATGCTCGTCAAGGCGCGGCACCTGAAACTGATCCTCGATCCCACGCTCCCAAGGGCGCGGCGGAAGGGTGCGGCGCGCGGCCGTGTCGGGACGATCATCGACCGGCTCCGCCACGAAGCCCGGCTCACGATCAAGCAGGTGGCAGAGCAGGCCGAGGTGCCGGCTTACAGGCTGGCGCACATCGTCGCCGGCAAGCGCCCGGCCAAGGAGGCAGACGCCAAGCGGCTCGGCAACCTGTTCAACGTCAACCCGGAGACCTTCATGACGACGACCAACACCGCTGCTGCATCACCGCCCGAGCCCCGGCGCTCCGCGGTGAACGGCATCACCCCGCCGAAGACCAATCCGAACCGGCCGGGCTACAATGAGACGACGGACATCGCCCGCCTCGCGGCCCTGACCGAGCCGCGCTCCAGCGACACCGCTTTCCAGGCCACCCTTCGCCGGATCATGCGGGAGCGCGGGCTCATGGCCCAGCACGTGGCCAAGGTTTGCGACCTGTCGCTCGACGTGCCGGGCCGGCTCTTGCGCGTTGGCAGCGTGCCGAGCCCCGCCACCCGCAGGAAGCTTGTCGCCGGCCTCGGCATGAGCGAGGAGTTGTTGTTCGGCAAGCCCGCGCCGAAGGCCACCAAGCCCGCGCCAGAGGCCCCGCCAGCGGCCGTCGCCGTCCCGCGGCTAGCCCAGCCCCAGGAGGCGCCGGTTTCCGACTTCGTCGGCCCCACCGTCGCTGTTGAGATGGGCGTCCCCATGCCGCCCATCGTCCTGCGCTCCGATCGCTACCCCTGGGCCATGCCCAAGGGCGGGAGCTTCAAGGCCGATGCGCCCTTCGGCATGTCGTGGGGAACGTTCCGCAGCCGGTTCGTAAAGATGCTCGACCGGCAGAGCGAGATCCTCGGCCACTGGTACACGTTCGAGGAGAACGAGCCCGATGGCTCGATCCGGGTCTGGAGGGTCATCTGATGCTCAAGGTCGAGGCCGGCGCCCTCTGCCCAAATTGCGGTGCCGAAATCCAGTATTGCATCATCCAGACCGTTGACGCGCCGCCGGAAGCGATCAAGGCGCTGAAGCGAGCGATGGCGGCGCACGCGGTTGAGCAGCGGCTGGCCCGGCACAGCGAGCGATCCCTGATGTGGATTCGGTTCCTCTGGTACGTCGTCGCCTTCATGTCGGCTTGGGCTGGCTTCGCCCGAGCGTTCGGCCCGGAAATGATCCCGACATGGGCTGCTGTCGTTGCGAACGCCACAACGGCGATGGTGGCGATGACCGCTGCGATGTGGGTCGTCGACCTGAAGCAACGGGCGACCCGCTGATGGCCGAATCTGGCTTAATCCCCGATCAACTCAGGGAACAGATCGTCGCCGGTCTGCCTGCCCATTGCGCCAAGATCTGCGAGCAGATCCTCGTGGAAATGGGCGAACTCATGTTCGCTTTGGCCATCGTGGTCACGGAGAGTGACGTGCATACGATCATGATCCCGGTCCCGACCCCCGAGACCGAGGCCGCGGTGGCCGCCGGGATGCGGCGCCATCTGCGGGAGCATGGCGCGGTCGCCTATGCCGTTTGCACCGAGGGCTGGCTTCGATTCACCGGTCGGGATGGCCTGTCGGACGAGGCGCCCCCCAGCGAGCATCCGGACGGGGTCGAGGCGGTGCTGGTCATGGGCCAGACGCCGGGCGGCCCGTTCCATTCGTTCTTCCGGACGATGCGCGATGCCGATGGGAAGATCTTTGCCCTCGGCGAGGATCTTGTGGCCGGGCGCACGCCGCCAACGACCGGGCTCTTCATGGGGCTCCTTGACCCCGCTCCGCAACTGCATTGAGGGACGAGCCATGGACCTTGGGGAATGGAGCCGGCTGCCTGAGCCGCAGCCCCTCTCGGACGAGCAGCGGACGGTCTTCGAAACCGACATTCTCGGGATCGGGCTGGACACGTGCGAGACGCTCTTCCAACGGCTTGGCGAGATGCCGGGCGGCCTGCTGGTCATCGTCTCCGCCAAGGGGGCGCGGATCATCAGGGTCCCCATGCCGCAGGACTTTGCTGTCCGCACCGCGGTGGCGGAGACGTGCCGGAACCTGATCCTCGCCGATCACGCGACCGCGTACCTTTTCGCCTTCGAATTCTGGCTGCGGACCGGCTCGGCCGAGGATCTGAAGAAGCCCCAGCCCAACTATGCCGATCTTCCCGACAGCAAGGAGGGCGTCATGATCTGCGGCCAGACGTCGGAAGGCAGTTTCGGCTCCGCTTTCGACATCGTTCGGTCCAGGCGGGGAGCGTTCAAGAAGCTCCGCCCGCACGATCACGTCGGCGGCTACATGCAGTTCACCGGCATCTGGACCGATCTGCTCTACCGCCAGCAGGCGAGTTAACAGCACAAGGGAGGAAGGTCATGGCAATCGAAATGCCGGACGGGACGATCGGCCTCACGCCGGAAGAGGGCGCGGCGTTCTACGGGCGAGCGAACGAGGCGCTCATGACCGACATCGCAGCCGCAGCCAAGACCCACGGCCTGCGCGCGATCAGCGTCGTCGCGTTCACCCGCGACGTCGGTGTCCTCACGTTCTCGACCGGCGCCGACGACGAGTGGCGCGAGATCGCGCGGTCGCTGGCGCTCAAGATGGGCGTCGATCTCGGCGAGATGTTTGACACCAAGCCGCGGGTCGTCGGGCCGACCAAGGTCCGCAGGATTGGGGAGAGCAAGCGGTGACCCAGGCGGGCCCAATGTCCGCCAGCGACGCGGCGCTCCTGCACGACGAAGCGGCCAAGGAGGACATTCTCACGATCTGGACGGTGACCACAGGCACCGCCGATTTCGGATCTCGCTTCGTGGCCCGGCCGCACTTCATCGGCGGCGTGCGCAGGGTCCCCATCGGCCCACTGATCGCCGACACATACGTCTCGTCGCGCTACCTGATCGCCGACACATACGTCTCGTCGCGCTACCTGATCGCCGACACGCTGGAGGAGGTTCGGGAGATGTTGCCGCACGGTCTGAGCCGGCTCAATTGAAACGCTGAAGACGACGCGGTGATCGTCGAGACATGGATCTAGGAGCACGCGATGGAAAAGCTGATCAGGGTTTCGATGATGATCGACGGCCGGGGCGAGACCATCACGGTCGGCAGCCTCTACGATGCCGGGGCCCAGGCCGCGTCCTTCATCCGGCACCTCAATCTGGACGAGCACGTGGACGCCGAGGTTCGGATCGAGGTCGAGATCAGTGAACTTGCCACGTCCGGCTCTGTGGAGTTCTGACATGGCGGAGGAGTTGATCCGGCGCGCCGCGCCCAAGATCGTTCGGACCTACCACGATAAGTCGTCCTGGGGTCCCGGCCCCTGGCAGTCGGAGCCCGACGAGGTCCGCTGGAGCGACAGCAGCACCGGCATCCGCTGCGTGCTGATGCGGGCCCGCGGTCTCGGGGTCTGGATGGGCTCGTGCGGCCTTCCAGGAAATCACCCGTGGGAGCGCCTCAAGGCCGAGGACATTCCGACCGGCGTCCATGGCGGCATCACCGCCAAGGCCGTCGTCATGGGCGACGGCTCCGGGATGACTTGGATCGGGTTCGGCTGCGCCGGCCCGCGGGATTTCGCGCCGGGTGTGACCGACGTGCCGCGCGGGCAACGGCTGATCTACCGTGATCAATGGTTCGCCAAGATTCAGGTGCTCCGCCTCGCCGTGGAGATCGTGCTCGCCACCGGGCCCGGCGCTTGGTGGGAGGGCGCCCATGGCTGACTTCTGCAATCAGTGCGCTGCGGAACTCGGGTTCCCGTATGGCGACCTGGACGGCATCACCACCGCGGCCGGCTGGGCAAGCGGCCTGGCGGCGATCGTCCTCTGCGAAGGATGCGGCCAGACCCAGGTTGACCCCGAGGGCAACTGCATCGCGGACGACTGCCTACGGCAGCACGGCTTAACCAAGGGGAGGCAAGGCGATGAAACAGATCCCATTGGACATTGAGATCCCGGAGGACATGGAACGGGCCGCGGAGGCCCTGGGCCCGGAGCGGCTGGTGGCGATGCTTGACGCCATGTCCGCCGCAGCGGCCTTCCTGCACGAGCACGGCTGGATGAAGTTCGGGGTGGTCATGCAGAAAGGCGATCTGCGCGTCGTCTTGACGCTTGATGGTCAGATCTCGGTCGGGGGCGACGTGCCGGACTCCGGGGTGCCACCAGAGATCCACCGGCTTGCTGGAGCGCGGAGGCCGAACTGATGACCGATAGCAAAGATCTGATGCAGCGGGCCTTGCGGCTGCTCGGCCGAGCCCGCGCGGTCCTGGAGGAAAAGGACGGCGATCTCGTCAACAGGTCGGTCGAGCATGACCCCTTGATCCTGGTCACCGAGGCCGAAGATCTGTTCGAGGATGTTGCCATGCGGCTCGGCCTCGTTACCCCGCCGCGGACGGTGTCGATGCCGATGCCGAGCGGGGCGCCGGTCAAGGGCCTCCCGCACCAGGACCGGGCATGGTTCGATGCTGGGCTGGTGCTGGAGTTCCTGAAGCGGTGCCCCCACCACGGCGAGGCGCCGCAGCAAGGATGGCTCTCCCTCGTGAGGGAGGCGTGCCATCGCGTCGCCATCCTGGAGGGCACCAACGCAGCGCTCGAAATCTTGGTCGAGAAGCGGACCCTGACGCCGACGAGCGCGGCGACCGGAACGATGGACGAGTTCGCCCGCACGGTCGGGCTCATGCTCGATCTATTCGTGAGGCTGGGCTTGATGAAGGACGTCCTCGCCGATGCGCTTCGGTTTGAAGCCGATCGGCTGGATGCCGAGGACGAGGCGGAGGCGGCACCATGAGCGGGATGATCTCAGATTTCGAGACCAGACTGGAGCAACTGATCGACGAATGGATGGCCCATGGCGGCGAGATGGGCGACGTGGAGGATGAGCACGGCCAGAACCGCAGCGTCGAAAGCGGGGACGAGCCATGACCGACAAGACGACGTGCCAGAGCTGCGAGATCGGCACCCTGACCGAGACCCTGGAGCAACAGGTCTTCGATCTTCGGGTCGGGCCTCGGCCGACTGATCTCGTGTCCCTGGTGGCCGAGGACGTCCCGGTGAAGACCTGTGACCATTGCGGCGATCAGACCACCGACTGGCGTGGCGGCCGGGCCCAGGAGCGCGCGGTCGCCGCCTATCGCGAGCAGGCGCGAGGGGAGTGACGCCATGACCGGCTATGTCCATCCGCCGGCCTTTGACCCCCCCAGGGTCTTGGTCACCGCGGAGCGGCTGGTGTCCGCCATGGCGTACATCGAGACCGCGCGTCCGAAGCGCTTCCTGAATCTCCTGCGCCAGGCCGGCCTCCTGGCCGCTGGAGTGGCGAAGCTGATCGACGACGGCATCGCGGGTGGTCGCGGCGGATATGTGGATTTCGGCGAGGTCGCTTCAGCCATGGTCCGGGTCGCGTCCTCCCGCCCCAAGATCGGTCGCACCGGGCTGGAGGCAGGATTGAGCGCGCTGGCCGACTTGGTGCTGATGCACCGCAACGAGGCGGACAAACCGCGGGCCGAGGCCGAGATGGATGCCCTTGCGGTGGCCTCGCTTGCTGCATTCGATCTGCTGAATGGAGACCAGCCATGAGCCCATACATCGAAGATCTGCTGCGCCGCATGGGCGACTACGTCAAGGCCGAGAGCGATCGGCTCGGTCCCGGCCCCCATTACCACGTCATGCACCCCGTGACCTTGATGGCAGAGGCCAGGACCGCGCTGCGGGCGGCCGAGATGCTCGCCGAGCGCCACGGGCTAGGAGAATACATCCAATGAGAGAACCCCCCACGATCGAAGACTTGGTCGACCTCGTCGTCCGGATGGAGGAGGCCGGCTGGCAGCGCAAGGGCTTCAAGATGGAGCGGGGAGGCCACTGCGCCCTGATCGCACCGGACGGGACCATCAAGGTGACGGGCCCAGGGGACGCCCCCTCTGACATCGGCGAGATCCTCTCGCCGCCGGGCGACGGGAAATGGAGGCACGATGCTTGACCGGGTTCTTACCGACCGAGCGGTGGTCGACCGCGCCTGGCCGATCGTCATCGTCCAGGACCGATACGGCGGCACATACAGCGGCGGCGGCTGGCTGGCCATCGCCAAGGCCGACGAGGTGGAGCCTCACGCCTACGGCATGAGCCGCATCGCGTGCTGCCTCAACGCGGGCCCGCACGGCAGTGACACCGCCGCCATGGCCTTTTGGCTCTTCCCGCCGGATTGGATCGCCGCTGGCCGGTCACCGGACGAGGCCGCGGTTGCGCTGCTGGCCAAGTTGACAGGGCTGGAGGAGCGTCCCGATGTTTGAGACCACAGAGCACAGCGTCGTCTTCATGGCCAAGCTCCGCGATCTGGAACGCGGCGGCTTCAAGCTCTGCGGCGTCGTCCTGCAAGACCGGGAACAGCCCGACCAGCTCGTGGTCCTGACCGAGCAGGGGAAGGTGATTTGCCTGCCGGCAGCGCCACCGCAATCGACCGACGATGGAGGCGGCGATGCTTGACCCGACGAAGTTGACGGAATGGCCATGGCGACCCGCCGGACGGGTGGATCAAGCACTTCAACACGAGCCGGTGCCGCCCGGATGGCGACCCAGCAAAGGAATCAATCGGATGGCCGGAGCCGGCTTCAACATCTCGCAGATAGACCCGGAGGATGCTCGCATTATCCGCGAGGCCGCCGCGGACTCAGTCGTCCCCTGTGGCTCGTGCAACGCTTGCTGCCATAGCCCGGTCGGTGTGCAGCCCCAGTTCGGCGACGACCCATCGCTCTACGAACTGGCGATCAACGTCGACACGTCGGCGCCGAACGGGCACACGATGGTCACGCTCAACCGCAAGCCGGATGGCTCCTGCTACGCCCTGAAGAACGGGCGGTGCTCGATTTGGGAGAAGCGGCCCCAGGTCTGCCGGGCGTTCGACTGCCGGAAGATCTTCGCCATGCACACCAAGGAGGAGCGCCGGGCCCTCGTCGATCTGAAGTATTTCAAGCAGGCCATCTTCGACGCCGGGCGCAAGCGGTTGTCCACCCTGGCCAACGCCGAGGCCCTGCGGGACGCCTGCAAGCGGATCGGCTATGGCCGGATGGCCCTCGACTACATGGAGCGCCGCCGCGGCGTGGTGCCGAAGGGGCCGCGGTCATGAGCCGGCCCATCCCACCAGAGGATCTGCGTGACCTCTTCATGCGCGTGCTCGCCGGCTATGCCCACTTTTGGGCGACGCTGCCGGACAAGACCCCGCTCGAACGATGCAACGGCCTCGCCTTCTCGTTCCTGGTGATGCTCGACGGGGGCAACATGAGCCTCCCTGTCTTCGATTTGGTCGCTCGTCCGCATCCGGACGACAAGGCGTTCCATCAAGGGCGTGGCACAGATTGGGTCGAGGATGGCACGGTCATCAGCGACATCGGCCTTCATGAACTCTGGCATCGATACGAGAAGGGCCCCCAGCCATGACCATGCACATCGATCGCCCGGTGCCCGGAGAGTTCCGCGCTGCCTGGAAGCCAACGGCACCCGAGGACCCCATCTTCAAATGCCGGGCTTGCGGCTCTGCCGATGTCTGGTATCGCCCATGGACGTCAGCCTGCGGCGGCCATGAGGACGTCCTCTATGAGTGCCGGTCGTGCGATCGGGAATGGTGGGTCGAGGGGCCCGACGCCTGATGGCCAAGACATTCGGCGAGCTGGGGCTGCGGCCCCGCGAGATGCGAGTGATCAAGGCGTGCCTGTATGCCCGCACGCTGGTGCCGAATGGGCATTACCTGTGCGCGCTCCATGAGGTGGCATCGGCCAAGCGTTTGATCGCGAGGGGCTTCGTCACCGACGTGACCAGCGAGGCCGGACTGGCGCCACGCTTGCCGGGTTGGATCGTCGTCAAGATCGACGAAGCGAATATTGAGGCGATGCAGAAGGCGTAACGCTATGACCGGCTACGTCCATCCGCCCGGCTTCGACTTTCCGATGGTCACCGTGACCGCCGATCAGCTTGAGCGCGCCATGGCGTACATCAAACTTGCCCGTCCCGCGGAGTTCCGCCCCATCATCAAGCGATCCGGCTTGCTCACCGCCGGGGCGGCAAACCTGATCCGCGATCAGATGGGCGGCGGCCGAGGAGCATTCGTCGCTTTAGGAACGATCATGGCCGCGATGGTTAGGGTCGCTGCAAAGCGCCTGGACATTGGGCGCGCCGGCCTCCATGCCTCGCTTCTGGACCTCGGGGACTTGGCCGTGATGAACGTCAAGGAAGAGCAGCGGGCCACGAAGCGCGATGAAGTGCAACGGATGGCCGAGATGGCGCTGATCGCGTTTGATCTGTTGACGGGGGCAGCCGAACGATCTCCTAGGCCATCGTAGGCCAGGGAGCGAGCGTGAGGGAGGGCGGGGCCGACAAGGGGTTCCGGGGTCATCTTCACCGTTCGAGGATGTAGACCACCGAGAGCATTCGGCCCCGCCGAAGAATCTATCAGATCGAGACCACCGGTCAAGGCGGCCTGGCCGCTGATCCCGATGGTCAGCCGTTCGGGTCTTCGCCGCCGGCTTCGCCGATCTGATCCTCGACGAGCGAGAACTCGCCGCAGGTTTCGTCGCCGTCTGAGATCTCCCCTTCGGCCTCGCAGCTCTCGACCCGCTCGGCAACCGACCGAAGCAGCGCGGCAACCTTGGCCGGCCCTCGGCCGAAGTCATCGATCTCCAGGGTGAATGACATCTCGCTCTCCATCTGTGGAAACCCGCGCCCCGCGGGCGGCGCATCGTTTCCCGTTTTGGAGCCAAAAGAAAGACCCCGCCATGTGGATGGAGTCACTCCATGGCGGGGCCTAGTGTGGCGATCCTGTCTGCGCTCAACCCGGAGAGGAATAACGCAGCGCGGCGGTGATGCCCGTGTAAACGGCGCCGCTAGGTGCCTGGAAGGACCATAGCGCAACGGGTCGGGCATTGCCACCCGGCTCGACCGGAGATGGACACCGGGTCAGGGCTCACATATGATGCCCTCGCTGCAACACGTCACGCACGAACCGTCTTGCCAGCCTCGGGCCCAACATCGAGCCCCCCTCGTTGCCGGTGCCCGATGCGGCCGGTCCCCTTCCCTGGGCCTGTGGCTTCGATAGCCACAGTAGCTTTGCGGGACCGGCCGCTCCCTTAGAAAGCCCCAGATATGACCGCAGGACGCATCCACCCCCCGTGGGACGAGAAGACGATTGCCGGCCTCAACCGGTGGCAGGCGAACGACCGGGTGCATCCGTTCACGTGTGGCAACGGGCACGATCTGGTGGCGAGGCCCGAGGGATGGTTCTGCCGGGATTGCGACTACACGCAAGATTGGGCTTGGGCCTTCATGGCCACCTATCAGCCGCCGCTCTAGACATCGCCCGAGGGCCGGCCTAGATTCTTCGGGCGAATGTTGACCCACACCATCCGCACCGGTCCGGCCCCATCTTTCCCCTTTTGCGCGGGGGGGTCTGATGCGGGCCGGCCACCTTCCACCACCGTCCATCGCTAGAAGGCCCCGCCGTCGCGCACAGCGCGCCCGTGGCGGCCGAGGCGCCCCGCCGCTACACCGGGGCGCCTCGGCCTGGCGGGCCTCTGTGCGCGCCCTGTGCGCGGCCGGCCATTTACCGCCGGATGAAGTCGGCGATGACCGCGGGCGTATCGGCATCGAACCCCACCACGTCCAGCATGCCGCCATCGTTCGGGTCCGCGATCGTGAACCCGTTCGAAGTCATCGCGACGACCGCCAGCTTGGCAGCGATGCCGGTCTTGGTCCGGTACAGTTGCAGGGCCTGGACCGGGTGCATCCGGCCCGCATAGGTCTCCGCGTCCGTGTAGATCACGAAGGCGTCGACCTCCAGGCCGTGCTCCAGCGCATAGAGCATCGGAAGCGAGCAATCGGTGCTCTGGAACCCGAGCGTGCCCATGTAGCGGACCACGTCGCCGAGCCGCTGGCGGGGCGAGATCGCGAGCGGCATGAAGCCGCGCGAGAAGCCCATCAGGTGATAGTTCTGCTCGGTCGCCGCCGTCACGAGCGCCATCGCCGCCGCGCCCTCACGAGCGGTCAGCGAGGTGCCGGCGATCTTGTTCCCCTCCATGGAGCCCGAGACGTCGATGCCGAGCAGGAGGCGCTTGCCGGTCGGCTCGATGGTCCGGAACGCCGCATAGAAGCCGGCATCGAGCGCATCGACGATGCTCTGCACCGGCGCCCACGTGAGGCTCCCGCGCTCGCCATGGCCGCTCGCATAGGTCCGCTGCGCCAGCAGCAGGGCGAGCGGATGGACGCGGGCCGCCTTCAGCGCCGCCTCATCCTGCACGGTTCGGCAGACATGCATCGCCGCGTCGCCGAGCGGCTTCAGCAGCCCCACGGCCGTCATCTTGGCCAGCGACCGGATCATCGCCGTGAGCGGCATGCCCGAGAGCAGCGCAGCCCAGACCTCGACGCTGTTCAACGCCGGAATCGGCACCGCCTCGCGCGGCAGAGAATACGTCCGCACCAGAGCCGCGATCTCGCGCGACGGCACGCCCTCGACGTTCGCCTCCTCATAGCCGCGCACGATCGCCGGCAGGGCCTCTGCCGTCTTCTCCCGGCCGCAGATCCAATCGAACAGGGCACGCCGCTCCGCATCGTCGACCGCAGTCAGCGGGTGCGCGAGCCGCAGCAGATCTCGATGCGCCCAGCCGTCGCGCTGGCGATACTTCACGGCCTGGAGCGCCAGCCTGTCGATCGGCTTGCGGGCATACCAGTCGGCGAAGGCGCGCTTCGTGCCACGGCCCCAGCCGCCGAAAGCCTGAACAAAGTCGGCGGCGTGGAACAGATGGGTTCCAGTGCGGGCGACCTTGTGGAGCGCATCGCCGGCCGCGCGGCGGGTCCGGTCATCGCCGAGCTTCATTGCCATGGCGAGCGCGAACAGCGCCGGGTCGTTCTTCGGCGCCCGGCCCTCGACGCTGATCGCCACGATGGTCTCGACCGCGCGCAGGCCATCTGCCGCGATGCAACGCTCGACGGCGTCCGCGCTCTCACGGGTCAGCTTGCCCTCGTTGATGTAGAAGGTGCCGCCCTCGGAACCGAGGATCAGGAACCGCTCCAGACGCATCCAGTCGTCGACCGGGAAGGCGTAGCCCCCAGCGGAGTTCGGCACGGTGCCCGCGATCGGCTCGGTCTGCGGGGTGGCTCCGCCGCGCCCGATGTGCCGGGCGAGGTACGACGTCATGATCCGTCCCTCCATGCTGGCGTGGGTGGTGCGAACGTGTTGTTTGGCAACCGTCGAGGTGCTCTACCACTGAGCTACGGCAGGCTTTCGCCCGACGACGGGATTCGAACCCGCGGCCACCCGCTTACGAGGCGATAACGATTACCAGTCGGCTCGCACCCTATGGGGTGCCCCGAGCGTGTTGCTGGCGGTGGGTGTCATCATGCGAGATAACCCATTGCCTCCGGCTCAGAGCGCGGTCCTGCTACTGCGTTTTGGATTTGGCCGCAATGCTGTTTCGTATTTCAGCCTGGCGTCGGCCTGGCCGGGCGCCTGACAAACCTCTTGCCCCTGCCCGGCGGCCATTCGGCAACACCTAGCTTCCCGAGGAGCCGCCGTAGGAAGCGATCCTCCCATCGGTCCTGCCAGATCCGATACGCAATCTCGGTCTTGAAGCCGGGCAGGAACCGGGCAGACCAGCGGTAATGCGCGCCAAAGCGCCGCCGTTTTTGGCTATGACTGGGCATTATCTGGTGACCTCGTTCTTGCCGGCCGCCTTACGGCGCATCTGGCGCCTCCGGTGATTGGTCCGGTGCGGCTGCGCGGCTTTCTTGGAGATCCGCCTCCAGAGCCGCATGAAGATGTCATGGGGCCGGCTCCAATAGTTCTCGTTCCCAAGGAAGACCTGCATGGCGATCCAGGCCGCCCTGCGATGGTTCGACCCTTTCCGAACTTCTCTGACCCCGATCTCGACCGCTGCCGCTTCGCTGACGCCAGCGTTCGCAGGCTGATCCCTCGCAATCCTAAAGCGGCTGCGGTTCCTCCTCCGCCACTCCTTCTCTTCCGGTGTGCGCACTGGACCGGACGTGCCGTTCAGGCGCGCGAGCAGCTCGTCGATGGCTCGGTTACGGGTGGACATCGGTCTCGCCCCGCCAATAGGCCAGCGCGGCGCAGCGGTGGCGCTGTAGGGCCTTGGCGCGCTGGGCCTGGGCCACGGCGGCCCGGCGCTGCGCCTTGGCCTGTAGGGCCTTGCTGCGGCGGCGGGTGCGGTGACGCTTGGGGTGGCTGCGCTCCTGGCGGTTGTCCAGGAGCGCTTGCCGGGCCTCGTCGCTATTCGGATTGTCGAATGATCGGCGGGTCATGACCGGAGATGGAGGCAGGAAGCGGATTCGAACCGCTGACCTTCAGGTTATGGGCCTGACGAGCTGCCGGGCTGCTCTATCCTGCCTGCCGATCATATGCCAATGATGGCCGCGGCGGCAACAGCCGGGTCTCAGGCACCGAACTCGTCGGTATAGTGCAGCAGCATATCGATGTAGGCATCGCCGTTGACCGACGACGGATTGGACCCGAGCAGCGCATTCTGGATGTCGCCGCGCGTGATGTAGCCGTCCGCATGGGACCAATCGACCCGGCCTGTCGCACGGAGCCGGCGCAGCGTTTCGATCGCCTCGGACAGCCTGATGTGCTCGAAAGCGTAGACCCAGCCGCGATTGTCGTAACCGTGGAACAGTTGCTCCGCGCTCCTGCTGTCGAGCCCGAGCCATCGAGCGGCGACAATCGGGATCGCCCATCTCCCATGAACGTCGCCAGTCCAAAAGCCCACCGGATCTGCCAGCAGGACAGCGTGGCCTGCCATGCAGGCCGGCGTTCCACATTCATCCGAGAGGCCGCACCAAGAGCCCATGAAGAACCGCGCTCGATGCCCGGTCACCGGGTCCAGCCACCCGGTCTCGCCCGCAGCTTGGACCTCTTCCATGTGGGCGATCAGGACGTCAAGATTGGTCGTGGTGATGTTGAACGAACCATCGGGCATAGCTGGGCTCCTCTGTGAGCGGGCTAGGAGTAGATCCGGCGCCGCTGGTGATGGAACGGCATGTAGCCATAGAGCGGCCGGCGGGACGGCAGGCCCATGCGAAGGCGCCACCGATGGCGAGCAACGATCTGGGCCTGCTCCCGCTTTCGAGAGAAGGTCCGCCATTCGTGCGCCAATCGCTCATGGAATGGCGTGTCGAAGTCGAGCAGCCGATCGTCTAGGCGAAACCGCAGCCGGCGCCTGAAGGGGATCAGCCGAAGGACAACCATCTTCCCCTCGCGTCTATTCCTCGCCGGCCTTCATGGCTTCCACCATGAGCGCGGTCAGATCCCTTTTGCGGCTCGGCTTGCACTGGACCTTGATCAGGTCGACAGGGCCGCCGGGCACCTCGTCGTTGAACACCCCGACCACGATGCGTCCCGTGAACCATGCGAAGGTGTCCAGGTCGGTCCGGCCGGCATACAGCATCGGGCCCTCGGCGAACTGGTGATGCCCATGAACGACATGCCTGTCGCCGTGGCCCCGCTCGTCGTCGTCATCGTAGAGCTTCCACATGAGCACATGAGGGCTCTGCTCACCGAGCGAGACAGTGGGGTCGACGCCGGCATGGACGAACACCCGATGTTGAGTGACGCAGATCATCGGAAGGCCGTCGAGCCAATCGAGGTGCTCGACCGGCACGATCGCCCGGTCGGCTATCTCGCCGACCTTCTGGCCGTATGAGATCAGCGTCGCCCCGCCGCCGTTGACGATCCACCACCCGAGGTCGGCTTTCCCGGATGCGCATTGGACCATGATGTCCTCGTGGTTCCCCTTGAGGCAGATCCAAGTCCAGCCCGGCGACGGCCCGGCCATCAGCCGGTCGATGATCTGCTTGCTCTGCGGGCCCCGGTCGACATAGTCGCCCAAGAAGACGATCGTGCCAGGCCGCTTTGCATCGGCCTCGATGGCGGCCAGCGCCGCCTCCAGGATGTCGAGGCGTCCATGCAGGTCCGCGATGGCATAGGTGTAGCCCCGCGGGGCCTGGAGGCCCGCCAGCAGCCGGTCGCGCATTTCGTGTGCGGAGATGGTCTTGGGCATCGTCTCACCGGTGTGCAAAGATCGCCGCGGGCCGGGCGCTAATCCGGCCTCCCTCTTGAGCCGACCTGATTCTCTTCGGCCGGGCCCGGCCTCCAAGGATAGGGCTCCCGAACCTGTACAAAGGTGGGGCGCCTGAGACGGCGGCATGTCTGCTTCCCACGCTGCCGCGGCCACGCCATCATATCCGAGATCGGGCACAGATCAATGCCCATTGCGTGGTGGTGGGCGCCCGAGGATTCGAACCTCACGCGGCCGACCCGTCTCGGATTGCGCGCCGGGTTTACAGCCCGGTGACGGGAAAGGCGCCCCGAGAGGTTTGAGCGGGGAATACACACGGCAGCCCTCCCCGCCCGACACAGCTACCTCAGACCGCGTCCGGCCCTTGGACCACTGCGGCGCCCCCACCTCGGAGGGACCGCTGCTGAAGCCTACCCATCTGCCGAGAGAAGGCTTCCATCTCGCACTGCCACCTAGCCCGCATGGGATCGGGCGGCTGGATTCGAACCAACGTTGCAGAGACCAAAGCTCTGTGTCCTACCGCTAGACGACGCCCGAGCGGGAGGATGGCGGAGGGCGGAGGAATCGAACCCCTAGCGCTGTCAACGCTACCCCGGTTTTCGGGACCAGTTGCCGGCCATTCAGCGGCGCCCTCCATTGGCGGAAGGGGAGAGGATCGAACTCTCGCGAGGACTGGCCCCGGCTCCCGGATAGCAACCGGGCGCATTACCGCTCTGCCACCCTTCCAAAATCAGAAGGATGATCGACTCGATTGCTGTCGATATCGCAGGGCGTGGGTCATGTCGGCCATGTAGCACGGCGCCTTCGCGGAGTCTAGATCGGCCAGCAATCAGCCCGCCGGTCTCGGAGACTAGCGCCCCGCCCAAAAACGGCAATTATGCATTCGTTTTTGGATGCTGTCGTCTTAACCATTCGAGCCAAGAAATTATGAACAATCCCATATACAACATGGGCGGCGAGGTTGGTGGCGATCCGGTTGTCGATCAACTCGCCATCCTGCTACTCGTCGCATTGGTCGTGATCTTCATCGTCGGATATTGCTGGTGGTCGCGACGACTTTCCAGCCGTGGCGACCGCCCCCCGAAACCATGAGATCTCCGCTGGGTTAAGAGGGGGGCAACATTTCGTTGCGGAGCTTCCTCACGGTCTCCGCGAGCCTGTCTGCGGTCTCGCGGGCGGTGACCATCCGCTCCTCCATCCAGAGCAGCCGGTGGCACGCCTCCTCGACAAGCGAGAACCATCCCTGCTGTGGTGCATCGGCGGACGTCCGCACGAAGTCTAGGACCGCTTGCGCGTCGAACGTGTTTCGGTCCTGCTCGGGGAGCGTTCCCATGGTGATCTCTCCTGGGGCGGCCGGAAGACGATGACTTCAGCGGCCAGCGGGTTGAGGTAACGGAAGATCTCGGCGGCCACCAAGAGCCACGGCAGGCCACCCTTGCCGCAGCCAAGGGCTGGGACGCCGATGGAATTGATGCCAAGCCGCTCGATCGTTGGGGCCAAGTGGCTCAACCCCCAGCCGATCCATTCGGGCCGGCTGGGCTTGCGCCACTCCCGCTTCGTCGGGAAATGGATGACCCACCGCGGGTGCGAGCCGGAGCCACGGTCGAATTCGTGCAGGCGCCCCGGCTGCAACTGGCCAATGGCGCAGGCGGCCATGTAGGAGCGGCTCGCCTCGGGAAAGCGGTGCCGGAACTCCTTCGCCAGCCCAGCGCCCATCACGCCCTCGCAGTTCACGGGGTTGACCAGGGCCTCGGCGCCGCAGGCGAAGATGTCGCCGTCGCTGTATCGGATCATCCTATCGCCTCCTCGGCGCCCGATGCCCGAGCGCCTTATAGAGCGCATCGCGGGTCTCGACGTCGTCTGGCCCGTACCGGAGCGAGTTGTTAAAGTGAGCCCCAAGCACCAGAGCAATCGCTCGAACTCCGGGCTCCAAATAGACGTACTGGACCCATCCGAAGACGGGCCGACACGGGGTAGGAGGTTTTGGCAACCTCTCTTCCGTGATCCAGGTGGCCACTGCCGTCCCGCTCCGCCCGAGAAGCTTGGCCAACTCGGGCGGCGTGAACGTGAGCAATGATGCCCATTCGTCGTCGACATTGACCTCACGGACACTGCCGAAATCCATCAAGCGATCAAGTCGCAGCCGGGGATCATCGACGAACACGCCCGCACGCTCTCGATATGAGTCGCGAGCGCGCTCGGCGGTTCCAGAGCCATAAGCCTTGCGGCGCCGCCGGTTGTGCTCTTCGCCCCAATAGCGATCCTTCCGCTCTTCAGGCGTCAAGCCGCCGCGCGGGCCTGACCCGATGCCCAAGGATCGCCCGGGATGTTTCCCGTCTCGTTTCATCAGCGGGTGCTCAGGGGAACATACCGCTTGCTCGACACGTCGTACCGCATCAGGTCGGGGCACCGCGCTTTGATCTGTGACAGATCATGCGAGGCTTGGGCATAGGTGACCTCGCCGATCCGAACGATGTCGGCGCGGTTCAATGATCCGGTGCGCATGAGATGTTCAACGGCCTTGGCGAGGCGCACACGGACTCCTGGCCGTAGTCCGGCCCATGTCCCGCTCCCATCGCCGTTGTCACCTTCGGACGCCACGGCATCGCGCGACCGCTCCGCCTCGGTCAGGATCGCAAGAACGTCGGCGATCTTGAGCGTCGTATAGGTGACGCCAGGGATTGCTGCGTGGCTCTCGACGACCCGACGTATCTCTGCGAGATCGACCATCTCCGGATCAGTCCCGGCAGCCATTCAGATGGTCCGCTTGCTCGGCCAATCGCGGGGCATGTTCGTCGCCGCCCCCGGCACCTTGGTCGCCGAGGCGAGGTAGTCCATTCGGGTCCGGTCGCGACGGCCCTCGGCGTCGCGCTCGTTGTCCGACAGCGCGAGCCAAGCCGTCACCATGGCCCGATACACGTCGCCGAGGGTCTCTGGTGCTGGCAAGCCCAGCGCCGCCATACGGGCGAAGCAGCCGGGCTCCATGTCACAGGCATGCAGCACCATAATGGCGCCGTGCTGCTCGATCGCTTGTTCAACGGTAATCATCTGTCTCTCCGGGTTGCCTTATGGGGCCACAATACCGTGCCCAGCCCAAACGTTGAAGGGCCGCCTGGACAATGCCCGGCGGCCCTTTCCAAGCATCGCGGTTTGTAAGTCTCCGTGGAACCCTATGGGCCGCCTTGGTCCCCGCATTTCGGTTTGTAAGGCCCAAGTCGTTGATATCGCTTAATTCAAGGGATACTGGAAGTTCTTCTACCCTGCCCTGTGTGCCGCAGAAATCCTGGAGTTTTTGGCAGGTTTGTAAAAGGTTTGTAGAACAGGTCCCGTCCGCCGTTCCTATTTCGGTCCCTTCTGATCGCGCTGGTGGGGCTCGGCGAATACCCTTTGGCACCACTGCGCGGCATCGAACTCGTCGTCCATGGCCGCCTTCAGCGCCGCCTCGGCGACCTGGAGATCGTTGCGGGCTCGCTCGACGGCGCGCTTGGCGGTTTCCCATCGCCGCTGCGCCCGGCGCTGCTCCAGCGTGGTCATCGCTTGCGCTCCCACGTTCCACCTTTCGCGATGATCCGCCGGGCGCAGTCCAGGCCAAAGGGGAACCATCCCTGCGACCGATCCTCTGGGACATCCTCCCGGTCGTGATACGTGTTGTCACGCTGATCCAACTCCAGCCATGCGGCCGGGCCCTTGAGCGGCTCCCCGCATCGGGTGCAGGACCGGTTGCTCGGGTCGATCTCGTCGGCGCGGCCGATTTGGCGCGGTTTCGGTTTGCCGGTCACTTCAGCGCCTCCTCAATCGCAACCCGCACGGCCTCGGCACGCTCTCGGTCTGCTCGCCGGATGGCCACGGTAAGCCGCCGGATTTTCCTGGCGCTGGTCACGGCAAGCACCCGAAGGATCTCATCGTCGGAGCAATGGGCTTCGCGAAGCATGGTCACGACCACGGATTTCTCGGCCATGGTCATTGGCCGTTCGCTAGCGGCCTTCAGGAGGCCCTCAATCTCCGCCAAGCGGCGACAGCCGATGGCAGGCATGCTCTCGATTTGGTGGACACCAGCGGCGGCAAGGTCCGCGGCCATGGCGGCGCGCTCGACCCTGGTCATCTTGGCGGAGTCAACCGCGGCCCCCGGCTTCAGCAGCGCGCGGCTGCCGTGGCTCCGATACACGTCCTTGATCTTGCCGGACCCGATGGCCTTGAGATCGGTGTCCTTGATGGCCCGCCGGGCTTGCCGCCGCTGCTGGGCCCGCGTCGTCGATTTGCCGGTCATGATTGTGGTCCCTTGGGCACGGCCTCTCTGCCTGCATCGGTGATGTAATGATCGCCGTGAACGTTGGGGACGATCAACCCTGCTGCCTCCAGGCCGGCCAAGGCGACCTTGATCCGGTGCCGATCAAAGCCGGTCCGGCCGCCGCCACGGACGACCCCATCGGGGTGCGCCGCGCCGTCCTGGAGGAGGCGCACCTTCGTGACGGACAGGCGGACGGTCATCGTGTCACCTCCCGCGCCGCTGGCGCGGCCTTCTGTGCCTGGATGGCCTCCTCGGCCCAGCGCCGCACCATGGCGGGGTCGGGGCCGTTGAGCAGCGAAGTGATCTGCTCGACGCTGTTGCCGGCCTCGACCATGCGCCTGACCATATTTCTGGAAACCGAGAGGAAGGAAGTCATCCTTGGCCTCCCTTCGGGTCGGCAATCTCCAGATCCTTGCCCCATACGTCGCCGCTGTTGATCAGGTAGACCAGTGCTCTGGAGATCGTCGGCGTGGTGACCGTGGCGATCACGACCCCGAGCCTGTTCCTGATGGCCAGACCATCGGCCCTGACCGGCGGGAGGACGAGGCTCTTGGCAGTCTGGGTCATGGCCGGCCTCCCACGGCGGCGCTGGCCGGCGTTGGGCCCTGTGCGGCGTCCAGGCGGCGCACGGTGGCCTCCAGGCGCCGGATATAGGCCACGGCCAGCGGCAGGGCGTATTCGGGCGCGAGGCCCCGGCCGTCGGCGGCGTCGGTCAGGGCCGCGGACAACTCTTCGTCATCCTTGAAGGTGACGAAGAGATCATCCAGACGGGGGCGGCGGGCGAGTAGATCGAGCATGTTCATGGCTGCCACCCTCACCCGACGTCCCGGAAGCGATCCCGCATCTTGCGCGCAACGCCCTTTTGCAGGATCGCCTGCTGTGCGGCATCGCAATACCGCTGGACCTCGGAGAGGGTCTTGTGGCCCGTCACGGTCATGATCTCGTGCGGGGTGCAGCCGGCCTCGGCCAGCCGCCGGGCCGCCGCCTTGCGCAGGCCATGCGACACGCACCGATCGGGAAGCCCGGCGGCATCGAAGTTGTCGGCCATCCAGCGGCTCAGGGTGGTCGGGGCGAACTTGCGGTGGATGCCGTTGAGGAGAATGTGCTGGTGGATGTCGGTCGGCACCTTCTCCCGCGCGCAGGTTTCCTTCCACGCATCGAGCGCCTCGATCAGTTCGGGCTCGCAGTTGATGTTGAGCGTCCGATCGTTCTCGGCGTCGTCGCCCTTCTCCTGCTGCACCGCCATGGTGGCCCGGCGATGACCCTCCTTGTCGGTCCACCACGTGATCTCGGGCAACTTCATCTTGGCCACGTCGACCACCCGCTGGCCGCTGTAGAGGAACAGGGCGAAGGCCGTCCGCTCCCGCGTCCCAAGCTTCCACCGCTTCTCGTACTGCGCGATCTCCGCCTCGTTCCAAGTGTGGTGACTGCCGATCTCCAACTTGTCGACGCCCATGGTCGGGTCGCGGTCGATCCACCCGCGCCGGATCACAAACTTGGTCAGTTGCCGCATCACCTTGAGCAGGTTGTTATGCTGGCCGGGGCGATCGTGGTAGGTCGCGAGGAACTCCTCGATCTTGGCGACCGGGGTGCCCCGCACCGACCGGTGGCCATGGAGCCGGCAGAAGATGTTGAGCAGCCGGGTGGTCTTCTTCTTGGCCTCCTCGCCCTGCGCGCCGAGCCCGACCTTGATGAAGTCGGTCTTGGCGGCGTTCCACGTCCGGTCGCCGCTGCTGGTCTTCACGACCTCGGTCAGCGGCGTCGCCTGGGGCGCGAAGCCGAGCGCCATGGTGTACTGCCCCATGTATTCGGGCGAGCCCGGCTTGCCGATCAGCTTCACCGCCTTCTGCTTGGGATACCGGAAGTAAGACCGCTCCTTGCCGTGCCGGTCGGTGAAAGTGTTAACGTATTTCAAATTTACGGTTGTCATTATGATCTCCGGGTTAGGACACGTATCGGTGCCAGGGCACACATTAGTGCCTTCGCCCGGAGATCGGGAAGGACTATTTTTACAAACCAAGGGCACCGGGGCGTGCCCTAGGCGTCGTCCCATGACGTGTCGCGGACCGGCGCCGCCAGATCCCAGACGCCACCGACATGCGGGATGGCCTTGTATGCCGCCCGCAGTTCGTCGGCATCCCAGGTCATGACCCCGCCTACCAGCCTGGCGGGCGGCATCTTCCGGTCCTTGACCATCCGCTGGAAATTCGACACGCCGATGCCGACATAGGCCGCGGCCTCGTTGATCTGGAGGCCGAGCAGGCACGGCAGCCGGTCCAGGGCTTCAGCGCGGGCAACCTTCTTCACCTAGACCTCCCTGATCACGTAGCCATAGAACTCCGGATCGGCGGCGATGAAGTCGAAGACGTCGCCGTAACCCAGCCCCAGCTTTTCATGCACCAGCATCCAGTGCGCGCCCTCGGGGAGATCGAGTTCCCCGACCTCCTCCAGCACGTCGCGGACCCGATCCTTGGTCGGCCTGGCCACGATCCCCTCCTAGACCATCTCGGGGAACGTCTCCTTGACCCCACCGCGGGTCCGGAAGACGAAGTTATTGGGCCTCTTACCCAAGCGCACGGCATTCCAGGCTTTCCAGAGCACCGCCAATTCGATGATGATTGGTCGCCGCCCGGCATCGGCCGCCGCATTGACGAAGTACCGGCGGACGGTCATCGCCGGATGATCACTCGACAATCCGACCCCGGTGGCGATCTGCTCGCAGAACGACAGGGCGAGATCTGGGTCTATGCGGGAAGTCCGCAAATAGAAGAAGCCCCAAGCCGCAACCTTGATCGGCCTGAAAACCCTGTTCCAATCCCGCCCTCGCATGCTCGCGTCGATGATGTCGGGGTTCGCTTCCACGTGCAGCCGCAGATCCTCGTTCGGGACGATCTCGTTGAATGTCGTGTTCCCGGCGTTCAAGGAGATGTCGAACCGGGCGATGGCGGCGGTGTTCCGATCCTTCGCCAGATCGTGCCGTTTCAAAGTGTCTTGGCCAGTCCGAACACCGGGTCCATCCATTGTGTCGTATGCATCCGGGTCGATACCGAAGATCACGTAGGACACGAATGGTTTGCGGGCCCTTCGGCCGCCGAGCAGTCGGTGCTGGCCATTGGCCAAATTGCCGTCCCAATCGAAGATGATCGCCTCGCCATTCAGCCGCCATTTTCGGGCGCTGATGCGACCGGAGTACAGCGTGATGCGCCCCTTGCGGATGGCTCTGTTGTTGACCGGGTTTCGGGCCAGCATCTCCTCAAAGCCATTCTCGTCGATCTCGATGACGACAACCGCAGCCGTTTGGACGAGATAGTCCAGGAGCCTTGCCCAGCCCGCCCTCGTCTTTGGCGTAACGATTCGCGGGACATCAATCACATACGGAAGCTGATCCATTCCTCCCCCCTATTTGAGCCGCTTGAGACCGATCTCCTTCACCGTCTCGAACTCGATGCGCGAGCGGCGGAAGACCTCGTCCTTGGCCCAATACAGGACGTGCCAGCACTCGCGGACGTCCTGCATCCCGGCGGCCCGGCCCATCGACTGATAGGTCACGATTTCGCCGGCTGGCACCTTGAGCAGCAGGGCGACGAGGCCCTTCCGCTGATCGATGCGGGGCCGGCTCGGCCTGCGCATGGTGGCGATGCCCATTTCCATCTCGGTCACCTCCTGTTGAGCGATGCTTCCTGGCTCGCCCGGTCGCGCTGACTGCGGTAGGCGTCGGACAGCCGGGTCCAGATCCCGGCGGCGTCGGGGTTGCTGTCCAGGTCGCGCCGGCTCTTGCAGCCGCAGATGCGCCGCACCTGCACGGCCGCCGCCTCCTCGCTGTCGACCTTGAGCCAAGCCTGGAATTCGGCGTCCTTGCACAGGATGCCTGCCTGCTTGACGAACGGGAGCTTCCGCCACGACTGCCGCTCGGGTTCCGGGGCCGGGAGATCTTTGGTCATGCGCACCGCCAGAACGTCGGGGTCGAGGGTGACGATGGCGCAGGGCCGCGACACCCCTGGCAGCGGGAAGCCGCCGAGCCGGTGGTGGATTCCATCGCCATCCTCGATCGGGGCCTCGAACAAGATCTGGACGACCCCGCGGCTGGGGATGGCTTTCAGCTGGACGAAGTCGGCGATGATCGGTTGCTCGGTCATGCCGCCGGCTCCGCTGGCAACGCGAACTTCAGGCCCCACGACCTCCAGGCGGCGCCGACCGCGCCAGTGCCGGGGAACAGGTCGTGGAGATCATCTTCCGGCCTGGCGCCGGCCATCTCGAACGCCCAATGGCAGACCGCCTCGGGCTTGGCCCCGGTCAACCCGCGCCGCAGGGTGATCGACTCTGCGATCCAATCCCGCATGACGAGCCGCTTCGACACGACCGGTTTGCGCGCGGCCTTGACGATGACCGGTTCCCACGCGAAAGCGACCGAGACGTTCCGCTTGAAGGCGGCGAAGCCTTTCACCCATGCCATCCAGCGGGCTCCGGTGCCCTCGACCATCGGGGCGAGGAGCGCCATCGAATAGGGGGTCGCGTTGGTGTGCAGGACCCACCCGTCGAACTCGGACTGGAGCCGATCGATCAGACCGCGGAAGTCGATCTCGCCCGAGTAATCCGGCTGGTCCCGGTAGAGATGGGCGCAGCCGGGATACGGGGGGTCGGCGTAACCGATCCTCATCACCGGTTCGCCCCTCTCGGAACGATCGTGAAGCCGCGGGCCTCCAGCCTTGCCAGGGCCTCCTCGGCCTCGACCATATAGCCGGACCAATAGCCGTCGACCATGTCCAGGTCGGCATCGGCCTTGCACGCTTCGAACCGGTCCAGCTTGCCGTCGATGCTGGCCCAGACGGCGGCGAGCGCCTCGATGGCGGACGTGGTCATTGCGGCAACTCCATCGGTTCGGCGGCCAGGGTCTCGGCCTCGGTGATCAGGTCGATGGCCCAGCCACGCTCGGGGTCGGTGGCGGCCCAAGCCCGGATCGCCTGGACGGCATCCTTGTTCTCCTGGATGTCGATCAGCCGCCGGTTCGTGCCGAGACCCCGGATCAGATTGGTCAGGAAGTCTTTCGCCCCGGTGCCGTTGGCCGGGAACTTCCGCTCCACGACCCGGCCGGTGAACGTGTCGGGCGGGAATGACAGGACGAAGTGCCGGCCGCCCGTGGCCGCGTCCTGGGGCCGCTGGGCCGGCACAGGCGGCGATGGCGGGCTGGTGGGGGTGTCGGCCTGGCGTTCGGCCTGGCGGCGCCCCTGGCCACCCTGTGCGCCCTGGCGCTGGCCGTCGCGTCCGGCGTTGGCCACTCGGTCGCGGACGAAGTTGCCGGCGGCGAGCCCACCATCATCGTCCTCGTCGCCGGTCAGCCCGACCGCGGCGCCGAAGGCATACCGCTTCGCATAGGTGATCGCGCTGCCCATCTGCTGGGCCGTGTATTCCCGGTCCAGCACCACGGGGATCTCGGTCTCGACCCATTGGCCCGAGGCGTGCATCAGCAGCGTGGTGACGACGAGCGGCCCCTTCTGGGAATACTCGGGGGCCTGCATCCAGGCGATGGCGTTTTCGCTCAGGGCGGCGCGGGCCGCGTCGATCAGGGCATCGAAGGTCGCATACTTGAAGGTGTACTTGCCGCCGGTCTTGGTCTGAACCTCGACCGGCCGATCCCGGCCGGGGTTCTTCATCGCGCCCTGAGCCTTGGCCAGGGCCTCGGCGAACTTGTCGATCTCCATGCTGCGGATCATGGTCAGCCCTGCCGGATGGAGATTGTGGGGGCCGGGTTCGACAGGGCCGCGCCGGGCACGTCATCGCCAGCATCGAGCGCGGCCTTGATGTCAGCCTTGACCGGCTTCCGGATGATCTTGACGTAGGCGTCGGGCAGCGCCGCCTCGTCGGTGACGATCACGTGCCGGCTGCCCTTGGTCAGGGTGACGGTCGCCTCGGGGAAATCGAACCGCTTCCGGGCCGCCGCCTCCATGGCCGCCTGCACCAGGAACTGCTTCCGCATGACGCGGTCCTCCAGCCGGCTTTTCCGGGACGCCATCTTTCTGATCCGCGCGGTCAGCGCCTCCGCCATCGTCTCGTCGTCCAGCGACGACACGATCAGCGCCCGGCACCGCTCGGGGAAATCCGAGATGCCGTCGAGGGTGTCGGTCAGCGCCGGCTCGTCCTCGGCCAGGGTCGGGAACTCGCGCAGCAGAGCTTCGCGCAGGGCCGCATCGGACGCGGCATCGGCCTGGAGGCTTCGATTCATGGCTTCATCCCCAATGCGACATAGGCGGCCGGCATGCCCCACAGGATCAGCACCAGACCGGCGGCGAGGATGATCGTGCCGAGCACGGTCTCCGCGGCGCCCGATGTGGTTCGGCAATGGGGCGATGCGACGAGCGCGGTCCCGTAGATGACGAGGAAGACCGCGGAGATCAGGAGGATCACGCCGGTCACAGGATCATCTCCTGGACCAAGCGGGCTCCGATGGCGGCGACCCAGAACACGGCGTTCATCCCGAGGTAGATGTAGAGAGCCTGCCGGGTTGTCTGCGCCGTCCAGACGATCCGGCCAGCCATGCCTTGGACGATCATCATCGCGGTCCCGAAACCGGCCGTGAACGCGCACGTGGCCATGAAGGCGGCGAGGAGGGCCCTGGTCATGCCGCAGGCCCCTGGAGGATCGCCGAGACGAGGCAGATGACCCAAAACAGGGCGATCGTCCCGAGGTAGTAGCAGGCGGCTTCCCGGCGAGCCTGCCGCGTCCAGGCGACGGGGCCATTGAGCTTCTCGGCGATCATCAGCATTAGGCCGAAGCCTGCGATGAAGCCGCCGGTCGACATGCAGGCGAGATAGATGGCGTCGATCACGGCATCTGCTCCCGCCGGACCTGGGCACGGATGCGGTCGCGCTCACGGCCGTCGTCGATCTTGTCCTCGGTCCACCACCGATGATGGGCAACGATGTCGAACGGGGCCCAATGGAGCCGGGGCGTCCCGTTGCTGGTGACCTCCATGACCTTGGAGCCACCGATCACGTCGTAGCCGGGCTCGCTCTCGTCATAGGCGGAGCAGGCGTCGTCGAGGCGATCGTAGAGCGAGACCATGTGCTTGTGGTCCAGGACGCTCCACCAGATCAGGACATAGAGGGGGGGCATGGCGCGCATACCGATCTCCCGGTTGCACCTTGCGGCTGGGCTGTAAGGGGTAGATGTCGAGGGCTCCGATCCGAGCCCGTGTCGATCCATCGATCATGTGATTCGACCGTTTGGCCGTCAAGCACGTTTTCTAAGCGGATCGTGTCATGCCTGTGGATAAATCTGGGGGTTGTAAGTTCCGGATCTGTCATATGGGCCCATATGGGCCCATATGGCCCCAATAGAGTCCCGTACAATAAAAATTCAACCGTCCGAGTTCATGAAGTCATCGGCGACAGTTTATGACCTAATTGTATGGCACTCATTTTTACTTTGCTTTTCCAGTTGCCAAGCCGTCCAAAACGCGATCTCTTTTGGGCATGCTCTATTGTGATGCAGCCCTGTATCGAGTGCAGCGGTGGATCGAAGACCTCGATCCGAACCTGCGTTCTGCTGTCGTTCTGGCGGGCCTGACAGGGCTCAGTCTTGGGACCATGCGCCGCTTCTTGGCGCCGGGCGGGGTCGGCAACGCGACCCTCGATACCCTGCGGCGCCTGGAGCGGCACGTGCCCGCGGATTTCATGCCGCTGCGCATGCACGCGGAGATCGCGCGGGACGAAAAGTCGGCGAACGCCGCCTGACCACCAACGGGCCGGCGCGACCGGCCACGGGAGGCTCCCTATGGTCGATTTCGAGAAGATGGTCGGTTCCGGAGCGCTGAAGAAGCGTCTGGCCACGGCGGTTGAGACGATCGCGGGGTACGACCGCGACATCGCCGGGCTCAAGGCCCAGCGGAAGGAGGCCCTGGCCGCCGCCGAGGCCGACGACAAGCTGTCGCCCGGCGCTGTCGCCTATCTGGCCCATCTCCACCGCACCGGCAACAGCGATCGGGTCACGTCGGCCATCTGGCCCGTGGTCGAGAAGTATGCCGAGGTGCTGGGCCTGAAACTGCCCGGCAAGGATCAGCTCGATCTCTTCGACGAGGGCGAATGATGGTTCGGCCGCCCAGGCCGCCGCCGCTCGGCACGTTGACGCCGTCCCAACTCCGCCGGCACCAGCTCTCGCTCGTGACAGAGGATGCGGTGCAGGCGGAGATCGTCTCGGTGCTGCGTCGGCTCCCGCCGCCGCCGCTCGGCCCCGCTTGGACGGCGATCAACCCGATCCCGGCCAAGAGCAAGGCTGTGGCCGGCATGTCGAAGCGGCTCGGGCTCGTGCCCGGCTTCCCGGATCTGCACGTGCTGTGGGGTGGCGTCGCCGCCTATGCCGAGTGCAAGCGGCCGATCGGTGGACAAGCCGGCTATCAGCAGCCCGAGGTCCAGGCCGCGCTCCGTGAAGCCGGCGGCCGGGTCGCGGTGGTGACCAGCCTGGACGAGTTCCTGGGCTTCCTCCGGTCGACGTTCCCGGAGCAATGGGCCGCGCTCGGCCTTGCCGCCCCGGTCCTGTGGAAGGCGATGCAATGAACGCGATGTATTTCGCCGTGAAGGTCGGCCTGGCCGGCAATCCCAAGATCGCCGAGGCGGCCGAAATCTCGGGCACCGACCGGTCGGCCGTGGTGGCGGTGCTGCTGGCGATGCTGGAGGCGGCGGCGCAGTCGGACCCGCCCGGCGACCTGTCCGCCTTCGATCCGGAGGTGTGCGCCGAGGCTTACGGGATGGAGTGGGTCGACATCGCATCGATCGTCGATGCCCTCCGGGCTGCCGGCGTCGTCGGTGTCGGCTTCAAGAACTGGGCCGACTGGGGGCCGCACGACGAGGGGGCCCGCCAATGACCCCGATCGCCGACATCCTCGACCGGGTGCTGTTCGAGATGGCCGAGGCGATGGACTGGCCGCTCGATCCCACGTCGCGGTTCTTCTACCGGCTCGCCGATCTGCTGCCGGCGGCCACGGTCAAGTCGCTGATCCTGGACGCCTGCCAGGCCGGCATCCTGTCGGTCAATCAGGCCCGCCGGCTGATCGTGGCCCTGGACCTGGGGGCCGAATAGGGATGGTCGAGAACTGGCTCCGCTGGCACGTCGGGACCGGAACCGATCCGAAATGGAAGGTGGTCGCCCGCCGTTGCCGCCAGCCGGTCCATGCGGTCCTCGCGGTGTGGGCGCTGATGCTGGAGTGCGCATCGCAGGCTGCCGACCGGGGCACCCTGGAGGGGTGGGACGACGAGGATGCCGGCGCAGCGCTGGACCTGACCGTCGAGGATGTGGCCGCGATCCGTGAGGCCATGCAGGGCAAGGTGCTCGACGGTGGTCGTCTTGAAGCCTGGAGCCGGCGGCAACCGAAACGCGAAGACAATTCGGCAGATCGTGTCCGTGCGTTCCGCCAGCGAAAGCGAGCGTCACCGATCGTTACGGATGGCGATGTAACACAGGGTAACGCTTCGGAAACGCAAAGAAACGCTAGAGGAGAGGAGAGGAGAGTAGAGGAGAAGAGAGAAGAACAAGATCCGGTTTTTTCGCTTCGCTCAAAAACCGACGCTCCTCGCGTTTCGGCTGAAGCCGAGCCCGCGGTCGCGTCGCCGATCGAACCGAAGGCCCCGGAAACACCGCAGCAGGCCCCGTCCAGGCCCATCGGCGACGTGCTGTGGGCGGAGGGGCTGGCGTACCTCAAACGGGCTGGTGTGCCGGAAAAGCAAGCCCGGTCGCTGCTGGGTCGCTGGCGCCGCGACTTCGGCGACGGCGAGGCCCTGGCCGCCATTGCCGAAGCCGACAAGGCCGCTGCCACGCAGCCGGTCGAATTCGTCACCGCCATCCTCCAGCGCCGCCGGCAGACCAGAAGCCGCGATGCGCCGTCGTCCACCCGGTACGCGATCTAGGCCGGCCATGCGGGTCGAGGTCACCAGCGTCCGCCAGGGGCTCGAAGCCCAAGGCTTCCGGCTCCGCTCCTACAACCCCGGCGAGCACCACTCCGTCTGCCCACGGTGCAGCCCCCAGAGGACGAAGAAAAATGCCCGATGCGTTTCCGTCCGGATCGAGCCCGATGGGGCCGCATGGCAATGCCACCACTGCGGATGGCGAGACGGCTTCCGGCTACACGGCGATCAGCCGGGCCGCCGAGAAGTGGTTCCACAAGCGGGGCATCCATCACGGCGCCCTTCGGGTTGGCGGCGTGTATTCGGAGGTTCGGGGCGGCTCTGAGGCGATCGTCTTCCCCTACCGGCGTCGCGGCACGATCGTGAACCGGAAATATCGAGCCGAGGGCAAGCGGCTCTGGATGGATACCGGCGGCGAGTTGATCCTGTGGAACCTGGACTGCCTGCTGTCGAACCCGGATCACGTCTACATCGTCGAGGGCGAGCCGGACGCCCTGGCCTTCATGGAGGCCGGGATCTGGAACGTGGTCTCGGTCCCGAACGGCGCGGCTCCGCCGGTTGAAGATGGCGACCGGGGGGTGCCCGAGCCCGACCGGGACGATGCCTTCCGCTACCTGTGGAACTGCCGGGACGAGTTGGCCGGCAAGCGCTTCGTCCTGGCCGGCGACACGGATGCGCCTGGCGTGCATCTCCGCCATTCGCTCGTGGCCCGGCTCGGCCGCGCCAACTGCGACGTCGTCGATTGGCCCGAGGGGGTCAAGGACGGCAATGACTACCTGATCGAGGTCGGGCCCGAAGCCTTCGCCGAGTACGTGCGGGCCAGCCGCAAGCCGTATCCCATCCGGGGCCTGTGGGCATGGAACGAGGTCCAGCCGACCCCGCCGATGGAGACCCTCGACATCGGCATCCCGCTGCTGCGCCAGCACGTCCGGCTGGCCCGCGGAACCGTCTCGGTCGTCACCGGCATCCCGAACCACGGGAAGGCATTGGACATCGACACGCCGATCCCGACGCCATCGGGCTGGACCACCATGGGCGCGTTGCAACCCGGCGATCAGGTGTTCGACGAGAAGGGGAAGCCGTGCCGGGTCGTCGCCGCAACGCCGGTCATGCACGACCGACCGTGCCACCGGATGCGGTTCTCGGGCGGCGCCGAGATCGTGGCCGATGCCGCTCACGAATGGGCGACCGTATCTGAGGCGGCTCGGCGCCGCGCCAGGACCACCAGCACCAATGCTCGGCTGTCGATCTCCACGACCGCGGAGATCGCGGCGTCGCTGAAATCGCAAGGCAAGAACAACCACCAGATCCCGCTCTGCCGGCCGCTGGAACTCCCGGAGGCGGCGTTGCCGATCGAGCCCTATGTCCTCGGCGTCTGGCTCGGCAATGGCACCACCGCATCGTCCGGCCTCACGCAGTTCGACCTAGCCGTGATCACGGGCATCCGCGAGGCCGGCTACGGCGTGAACGAGCGAGCCCGCGCCGGGAGCTTCTGGATCGTCGGCCTCAACCCGCTGCTGCGTGCCCTGGGCCTGCTCGGCGACAAGCACATCCCGGCGATCTATCTCCGGGCCTCGGCTCCGCAGCGGCTGGCTCTGCTGCAAGGTCTGATGGACACGGACGGTTACTGCCATCCGGAGAACGGATGCGAGTTCACGTCCGTCAAGCGCGCGCTCGCCGAGGGCGCCTATGAACTGGCACTGTCGCTCGGTATCCGGGCTCGCTGGAGCGAGGGCAGAGCAACGATCGACGGCCGGGATTGCGGCCCGAAATATCGGGTGCTGTTCTCAACCGACGTCCCGGTGTTCCGCCTGGAGCGGAAACTCGCACGCCAGAAGATCGGTCGGCACACGAAGGTCGGCGCCTGGACGGTCACCGCCTGCGACCCCGTCGACAGCGTGCCGGTGCGATGCATCCAGGTTGACTCGCCGTCCAGCCTGTTCCTCGCCGGGCGGCAGATGATCCCGACGCACAACTCCGCCCTGTGGAAGCAGATCGCCTGCCAGATGATCAAACTCCACGGCTGGAACGTCACCGCCGCCAGTTTCGAGGACCGGGTCTACGCGAACCTCATGCCCGAGCTGCTCCGGATCATGAGCGGCCTCGGGCCCTCCCTGGAGCCCTGGGTCGTGGCGGCGCGGGCCGAGGCGGCCCTGGTGCTGGCCAAGCACATGTCCTTCATCGCCGACGAGGGCTATGTCGACGAGCCCATGACCCTGAAGTGGCTGGTCGACATCGCACGGGATGCGAAGATCCGGTACGGCACCGCCTTCTTGATCTTCGACCCGTGGAACGAGATCGAGCACCTGTGGGGTCGCGATCAGAACGAGACGCAGTACATCGGCGAGGCGCTCCGGGATCTGAGGCGGCTCGCCGTCGAACTGGACATGCACATCATGATCGTCGCGCACCCGACCAAGGTGCTCGATGGTCAGGCGCCAGGGCTCTACCACATTTCCGGATCGGCCCATTGGGCAAACAAGGTCGACATCGGCCTTGTCGTGCATCAGCCGCACTTCGCCCAAGGCCCAGGCGGCCCGACCGAGATCTACGTCCGCAAGATCAAGCGCGCCGAACTCGGTCAGCGCGGGATCGTGACCGTCCAGTTCAACCCGGCCACCGCCTCGTTCGAGGCCCCAGCCGGCCGCCCCTTTGATGATCCCGACGTGGAAAGGACCGCAGCATGAGCGATGCAATGAACGAGGGCCTGCCCGTGGCCGGCTACCGGCCGCAGACCGACGAGGCCGTCGCTCTCGTCAACGAGAACAAGGAACTGGAGGAGCGCGTCCTTCGCCAGATGGATGCGATCCGCGCGCTCGTCAACGAGGGCGAGCCGGACCTGATCGACTTGCGGTGGTTCGCCATCGCCAGGACGCAGATCGAGCAGGGCTTCATGGCGCTCAACCGGTCGATCTTCAAACCCGGCCGGGTCCGCCTAGCCGACGACGATGCGCCGCCGAAGGCAGGGCCGTGATGGGATGGTTCCTCAATTGGTTTTGGGGGCCTGAGCCCGAGTTCAAGCCGGGCGAGGCCCTGCCGTTCCTCCGCTGGCGCGGCGACCGTCTCGTCCGGCCGCGGGTCCCGCCGCCGATCCAGTACATCATCCAGGGCCCCCGGCTCCCGTGGGTCAACGAGCACAAAATGCCGGGCCGCCGTCCGGAGGATCTCCGCTGATGCTCCGCCTGCTCGATCTCTTCGCCGGCATCGGCGGCATGAGCCTGGGCCTCCAGCGATCGGGCCATTTCCGCCCGGTGGCGTTCTGCGAGATCGATCCGTTCTGCCAGCACGTCCTCCGCAAGCATTGGCCCGAGGTTCCGATCTATGGCGACGTCCGAACCCTCAACCGAGCCCGCCTCGCCGCCGATGGAATTGCCGTTGACGCCATCTGCGGCGGCTTCCCCTGCCAGGACATCTCGGCCGCGGGGCGAGGCGCGGGGCTTCATGGCTCCCGTTCCGTTCTCTGGCGTGAGTTCGCTCGACTGCTTGGCGATCTACGACCCCGATACGCGATCGTGGAAAACGTCGATGCTCTCGCTTTTCGGGGTCTCGGAATCGTTCTTGGAGACTTGGCCGCGCTCGGGTTCGATGCGGTCTGGCATTGCATACCGGCTGCCGCCGTTGGTGCCCGACACCTGCGCGAGCGGGTCTGGATTGTGGCCTACACCGATCGCTCGGGATTGGAAGAGCAGTTCTACCGCCACGCGCCAGAACTCGCGGCCGCTGTCGGAACACATACCTGGGGCTCTGAACCCCCTGTGGGTCGAATGGCTTATGGGATTTCCCCTTTACTGGTCGGAGGTGGCGTAGATGAAGCGGCCGTGGCGCATCCGGAAGGCGGCGCAGCGCGCCGTCTCGCTGGCCGGAAAGCAATGCAGCGAGTGCAACGGGACGCACCGGCTCCAGAGACATCATCCGGATTATTCGAAGCCGAGCGAGATCGTCATCCTCTGCCAGCGGTGCCACGTCGCGGCCGACATAGCAGCAGGCTTCCGGAAGGTGAAGCAGCCGAAGCTCTGCAAGGTGTGCGGAACCGAGTTCCTGCCGAACCACAGCCGGAAGCACAGCACGTGCAGCCGGGAGTGCCTCTCGGAGATCGGCCGCCAGAATTCGTTGAAGCGGTGGCGCCGGGTGGCCGAAAACCAAAGGCCCGCAAGCGCAAGCTGATGAAGAACCGCGTCAACCGCGTTCGCGCGCTCGGCAATTCCGCGGTCCCACAAATCCCGGAAATCATTGGCCGTCTGATCGGCAACCTGGAGGCAGCGTGATCCACTATCACGGGACGCCGATCTCCCCGGTGATCGAACGGCAGAAGATGGCCGGCAAGCACTTCTGCGTCTCGTTCGAGCGGCCGGACGATGCCGAATGGTGCCTCGCCAACGGGCAGTCGGTGCTGTGGGACAATGGGGCCTATAGCGCCTTCCGCCACGGCAAGCCGCTGGACACCGGCAAGCTTTACGCATGGCTTGAGCGGCGTCTGGCGCAGCCCCATTGGGCCATCATCCCAGACCGGATCGGCGGCGACACCGACGAGCAGCGGGCCATGGTTTCGGCCTGGCCGTTCCCGAGGACCCTCGGAGCGCCGGTCTGGCACATGGCGCTGGCGATCGACTATTTGCTCGAACTGGCCGACGAGTGGCCGAGGATCTGCTTCGGCAGTTCCGCTCGATACTGGCAGATCGGCAGCCCGATTTGGGAGCGCCGCTGCGACGAGGCGTTCAACGCCCTGGCCAAGCGGCATCCGCGGTTGCCGTGGGTCCACATGCTGCGCGGCCTCGCCCTGGCCGGCGACCGGTGGCCCTTCGCCTCGGTCGACAGCGCCAACGTCGGGCGAAACTTCAAGACCCTCAACACGTGTCCCGAGCGCATGGCCCGCCGGCTCGACGCCATCCAGTGCCCGATCATCTGGACCCCGCGGATGGTGCAGCAGGATCTCGTCGCATGATGCTCCTGGCCCTCTACGTCCTCACGGTCCCGGCCGCCAATTGGCTGATCGGCAACGTCGGTCGCTGCGTGCCGGATGGCCCGTGCCTGATCCCGGTCGGGCTGGGCCTGGAGGCACCGAGCGGCGTGCTCATGGTCGGCCTGGCGCTCGTCCTCCGGGACGCCATTCAGCGCCGATACGGCGTCGCCCGCTCGCTCGCCGCGGTCCTGGTGGGATGCCTTGCCTCCCTGCTGCTGGCGCCGCACGAACTGGTCATCGCCTCGGGCGCCGCCTTCCTGTTCTCCGAGTTGGCCGACCTTGCCGTCTACACGCCGCTCCAGCGGCGCCGGCTCGTCCTGGCCGTGCTCGCCTCCGGTGTCGTCGGCGCCGCCGTAGACAGCGCGCTCTTCCTCTGGATCGCGTTCGGGTCGTTGGACTTCTTCGCCGGGCAGATGCTCGGGAAGGTCTACATGACCGTCGCCGCGATCCCTCTCGTGCTCCTGACCAGAAAGAGGGCTCTCGCATGACATCGTTGATCAAGGACGTGGTCGCCCATATCCGCCGCCAGGCCGAGGCCGACCTCGCATCGCATCCCCACTCCGCCCCGGTTGACCGGGACTATCTGGCCATCGTTCTCGCCGCGGCCGATCTGTCGACCGAGATCGAGGGCCTGACCATGGGGCAGGCATACCAGATCGTCGGGCACCTCCTGGCGGCGCATGGCGACCCGTCCCACTGGCCCAGCGAGGCCGAGGAGGAGCGGGTCCTGAACTACCTGTCGGCCGGGGACTATCAGGACTCGTTCCTGCCGTGGCCCAGCGAGGCCAAGGAGGCATCATGATCAGCACCCACAAGGACCGGACCTACGGCACCAAGCGCGTCCAGATCGGCGACCGCTGGCGCACCGACTTCCTGCTGCACTGCTCGGGCTGCGGCGGCGAGGACACGATCCACATGGACCCGAACTGCAAGCCTGACCTGATCGTCCAGAAGTTCGAGCGGATGGGCTGGAAGGTCGACGAGCGCAACCCGACCCGCAACCTGTGCCCCATCTGCTCCAACCCCAAGGCCAAGCCCCCGAAGGAGGACGTCATGGCCGAACTTCCCAAGGGCCCGTCCCACGAACAGCGCAAGCGCATCGCGGCGCACCTCCGCGGGATCTTCGACGAGGCGCGGGGCTGCTACTTCGACGGCCACACCGATCAGACGGTCGGCCAGGAGTTGCAGATGCCTTGGGCCTGGGTTCGCGAATGCCGCGAGGTGCTGGGGTTCGACATCAAGATCGATCCGGAGATCGAGGCGCTGCGCAGCGAGTTCGCCACCCTGGCCGACATGCTCGTCGCCGCCGAGGCCAAGCTGGCAGCGCTCGAAAAGAAGCGGCTCGCGTCATGACCGCGAGCCCAGAGCAGGAGGCCCGCATCCGAGCCATCGGTGCCGCGGCAATCGAGATCATCGAAGCCATGAGACTGATCGGCCAGGCCCATGGCCTGTCGACGTCGGAAGGGCTGACCGCGATCCGCATTGCGGCTGCGTCGATGGAAGGGGCCGCCGAAGCCGTCGAGGCGATCATGCGTTCGGCCATGGGAGGGAATGATGGCGCCCATTGATGTTGAAGCGGCGGTTGCCGAGCTGGAGGCGGCGACGGACACGATCGCCGGCGTGATCTTCAGGGTCGTCGAGGAGGCGGACATGAACCCGGCCCGCGCGATCTATGCCACCGCCTGTTGCCTGCTGGCCATGGTCGAGGCGCTGCCGGCCGAACTCCGGGAGCAGGCGATGAGCGACGTCGTGGCGCTCCTACAAGGCGGCCTGGCCGAGTTGGCACAGGACGTCCCGGAGGAGGCCGTGACCGCATGACCACGCCGCAGATCATCATGACGGTCCTGCTGACCCTCCGCTTCGTCGGCCCGCTCGCCCGAAGCTTCGGGGCCGAGTTCCCGATCCGGAAACCGACCGCGCCCTGGGCTGACTTGGTCGCGCAGGGTCTGGCCGTTGCCACCTTCGCGGGCCTGCTGGCCTGGGGCGGCTTCTGGAGGGACGCATGAGCCCGCCGGCCACGCTGACCCGCAAAGGCGTCAAAAGTGTGCCCCAGGGTCTCCCCTACGGGCTGCATTTCGCCTACAACGGAGCCTTCATCAAGATCGACCCGGAGGTTCTGGCGAGTTGCCTCTGGAGCGATGGCCGGTGCTGGACGGCCGACATCGATTGGGCCCAGCGGATCACGGAACGGCTCGCCGCAAAAATCACCGGAAAGGCATAAGCCAATGAGAGATCTCCGACTGCTCGACGCCCACCGTGTTCAGATCAATGGCCTGTCGGCCGGCGACGACCGGGAGGGCGCATTCCAGATCCCGTCGCCGATCGACCGTGGCACGCTGCGCATCATCGCCTCGGCCGACCTGGGATGGGATCACGTGTCGGTCAGCCGGCAGAACCGCCCGCCAAACTGGACCGAGATGTCGTTCGTGAAGCGGCTCTTCTTCAAGGAGGGGGAGACCGCGATGCAACTGCACGTGCCGGTCGAGGACCACGTCAACTGCCACCCAAACTGCCTCCATCTTTGGAGGCCCCATGACCAGGAGATCCCCAGGCCGCCGTCGATCATGGTCGGGGCGCCGAACGGGACGGTCGGTGATGGGGTGGCGGACGACACCGCTGCCGTCCTGGCCGCGCTCGACGCCGCCGGGGCCTTGGTCCAGAGGAAGGCGAGAGGGTGACCATGATGGCGACGGCACGCACCGATCCCGCCAGCATTGCCGAGGCGCTGCACGATCTGCAAACGCATGCCCGCGCTTGGCGCTCGCTGCTCAACGAGGCGGCCGACAAGGCGATCCGTCGTCCGCCGGACATCGACGACCGGTTGTATTGGGAACACGAGATCGAGGTCTTCGACCGGGTGGTCAGCACACTCGCCGGGCTCGGCGTCCACTTCGATGATCCGATGGAGATGCCGTGATGGCGGACAACCTGAGCGATGCGGAGGCCGTCGTCGAGGCGCTAATGGCTCTGCAAAAGCATCGCCGCACGTGGCGTTTGGCGCTCGTTGCCGCCATGGAGCGGGAACTGGCGTCGCCCGAGAACTGGGATGACCGGTCCTATTGGCCGGCGGAGATCGCGGCCTTCGATCAGGTGCTCGATGCCCTGTCCAATTTCCAGGTCGTGGTCCTTCCCGGCCCGAACACGGGGGTGAAATGATGGACCCCAGGTTCGCCGATGAGGGGCTCATGGCATGGCTCGGCGTCGATAATCCCGAAGCCGAGCAGCGGGTGCTCGATGCCATGGCGCCAGCTTGCCGGGCCGTCTCCTCGTCGCTTCGGAAGTCGGGACTCGATGACCGCCAGGCCGCCTTTATGGTGGTGATGATCACGGGCGCTGTCCTGGCTGCCCAGCCCAGCCCCAAAGACCGCGACAGGCTGATGGTCGAGGCCATCCTGGCCCTGGACCGGGTCCGCGACGGATGGGCCCAGGCGCGGCCCAGGCGCGGCCCCCGGCCGCCGGTGCAATGACATGGAAATCGCCGTCACCGAACTGGACGCCGAGGGCGTCGAGATCATGGGCTCGGTCCATGCCCTTGTCGGCTTCGCCGATGCCAGGAGGGTCAAGGAGAGCCGGAAGCTCCGGGTGACCGGATTCGTCTTCACCAGCGAGGACGGCACCCGCGTGTCGATCCAGATGGAGGCCGACGAGATGCGCGAACTGCGCCGGCTCATGGATATGGCCATAGAGGGGACGTGATCATGATCAAGCTCATCACTCTCACGCTTGTGACCTTCGGGCTGGCGGCAGGGTTGGCAGCCTGCAACGATGCCGACGTGGCCTCCTCCAATCTGTCCAAGGCTGCTGACAATTTCGAGATCAATCGCCGCGTCATCTTCTACAACGGCATCACGGACAGTTACATGTTGACGATCGAGGGCCGCTGTTCCCTCGGAAACAAAGACGGGCCAAAGCAATTGACCGTCACCTGTAAGACCGGGGCCAACTCCTTCAAGAAGCATTTCCTCGGCCTCTCAGACAACGTGACTTATTTCGTCGAGCAGATCGACGGCGCGGACGTGAGCACTTACCACTACCGGGTCATCTTCAAGCCGGCCACGATCATCCCCGATGTGGATTTCAGAAATTAGGAGCCCGGCGATGGCTGATCCCGACGTGATCTACCTGGAGCCCGATCCGGGGCCCTCCGATGACCGGACGTGGTGCGTCAATGACGTCTGGCCCGAGGAGTATGGCCAAGGCCCGAGCGGGATCAAATACGTCCGCGCCGATCTCCACGAGGCGGCGCTGAAAGCGGCCCGCGCCGAGGCCGCCGCCGCCTGCACCGCATGGCTTCTGCAACGCTGTGGGAAGCGCGTTGACGTCGCGATGTCGGTCGGGATGCAGATGGTGGTGCTGGACGGATCATGAGCGGGACCAAGACCAAGGCCAGGACGCAGCCGCTGCTCGAAACATCCGAGCGGGCCCAGCACGCCGCTGCGATCATCGACCGAAGCATCGGGACGGCCATCGGCGCCCCGCGTGGCCGGCTCATTCAGAACCCGCTTGACCGGCTGTTCGTCCGCAACACGATCACGCAGCGGATGTATTCCGCCGGGGCCAAGCTGAAGGAGGATTTCGAGATCGGGCTTCTCGGCGCCCGTGACACGGAGGGCAACTTCCATCTCGGGATCAAGGGCCAGTCGAATCACGCATGGGTTCCGGACGTCCGACTGGACGCCATCACCCGGTTCAAGGGCGCCATGAAAGCGCTGGGGGCGCCGCTGGGCACCGTCCTGGTGGCCTTCTGCTGCTACGACCGGGACGTGGTCAAGATTGCCGCACAGCAGGGCCGCAACCGGGACAAGGTGATGGGCATCGTCGAGATCGGGCTCGAAACCCTGGCCGATCACTACGGCATGCTCGGCAACGACCGGCAACGCAAGATGCAGGGCTATAGAGTCGAGGAGGATTGAGGATGGTGGGGTTCGCGCCGACACCAATGCCGCCGCCGGGCTACTACATCGCCGAGGAACTCAAGGCCCGCGGCATCACCGTAGAGGACTTCGCTCGCCATCTCCGCATAGACGGATGGCACGCGGAGCGGCTGCTGGACGGGGGTCTGCGGATCGATGAGCCATTCGCCGCTGCGATCGGGCAGCTGTTCGAGGTGTCGCCCGATCTGTTCCTCAACCTCCAGCGGGCATACGACGATCAATAGCCGGGACTCATGCCGGAAAATCAATATCTTGTGCGATGCCGCACGGTGTGTCAGCATCCCCCCCATCATGACGAACTGTCAGTGACGCCCGGCCTGAGCCGGGCGTTCCTGTTTTCAGTGCTGACTCACCTGCCCGGGCGAAGTCGCGATCTCCTCCGCCGTGGACATGGCGTCGAGGATTTTAGCCAAGTGGTCGATGTCGGTCTGTTTGAGATCGTCCGGCGAAGACCGGTTGAAGAAAACATGGCTCAACTTGCCCATCGCCAGGATCTTGGCGTCAATCTGTGCTTTCAGAAATAGGAACTGATCCTCCAGGCTAAGGACAGGGTCTTGGTCAGGCATGATCGGTATCTCCGGGTTGCGGCCTTGTGGCCTTGGTTCGACGGCTGGACGTTCGCTCTTTCTGGCGGCGAATGGAAGCGATCAGGGCTGATCACTGATCAGAAGCTCGAACTGGTCTGGACCGATCTTCATCCGGAGCACCTCGCCCGCGGTCCTGTCGATCCAATGCTGGATGTCGTAGGCGTCGATCTTCTCGACCCCGTCGTCGCCGCCGAAGGACTCGTTCTTGGCGCCCCACACTGTATCGGGGTCCATGGTTTCGGGATCGCACTCCTTGGCGTAGGCGACCCGCTGCATCCGTTCGCTGGCCATCAGCGCCGGCCGCCCGTTGCTGACGAGGTAGACGCCGTCGTCGCCCACCAGATGCAGGCCGGGAGTGATCAGGGCCGGGTCCACGTCCTCGGGCAGCACGGCGCCCGCGTCGAAGTCTGGCGCGTTGCCGTCCTTGCGGCACTCGGGATCGCACATCTCTTCGAACGTCGGGGCGTGCTCGGGCGCGGTGAAGGCGTGATCGAGAAGCTCTTTCACCGCGGCTTTGTTGAATGTGAGGATCATCTGGTCTCTCCGGGTTGTCGTCGATTCACTAGGGGGTCGTCGATCTACTTGGGGGTTTTGCCGGCCGCCGGCCGATTTCGGCGGCCCTCGGGCCGAGCCCGGCCGCCCGGTCGTCGATCGACTGGGGGTGGTCGTCGATCTACCAGGGGGTCGTCGACCGACCGGGGGGTTCGGGCGATCCGGCCGATTTCGGTGTCTCCCATCGGAGACACCCCCTGTCACCGAATGGAGACACCCCCCAACCGCGACTCGGTCGCAACGGTGGCCGGCCCGCCAAAATGCGAAGCGGTCGCAATGGACCCCAGGCTCGGCGATCTCGGGCCGCCCACAAGGGCCGCCCGTGAAACCCGGCCGATCGGTACTACCAGCCCGGCTTGGCGATCTCTGGCCGGCCGAAAACCGTCCAAGCGGACTGCCCTGGCCCGCTAGGGCGAGCCCCGCCGGGGGCCAAGCTGGGGCCAAGCTGGGCGAGCCCGGCTGTAGGGCCGGCCCCACCAGCGCCACCAGGGCCGCCCCACCAGGGCCGGGCCCGGCTGGCCCCCACCAGCGCCGGCCCGGCTGTAGAGCGGCCCCACCATGGCGGGCCATGGCAACGCGGGGCGATTTGGGCCAGGGCCGGCCCGCACAGGGGGCCGCCAAGGGCCCTTGGCCGAGTGCCGTGGTAGGGTGGCCTAGGCGAAACCGACTGCCCTTGTACAGGGCCCCTACGCAACCGGGCCCCCGGCCCCCGGCCCAGGCCGGCCCCGTTGGGCCCGCCTGGACGAGGCTTGGCCCGCCGGCTGTAGGGCCGCGGGGCTGGGCTTGGGTCGGGCGTAGGCTGGGGCTGGGCCCCATGGCGACTCCTGTGGCGCCGGGGCCGGCTGGCCCTGGCACTGGCAAAGCCCCGCGCGGCGGTTGCCGGCGGGGCTGTAGGGGCTGGGCTGGTAGGGCTGGCCTAGCGGGGCTTGGGCGGGGCGTTTTTCGCCCCCCAGGCGGCCCGGTTTTCGCCCTCGGCTCTTGCCATGGCTTCCGAATAGTAATGGCCAAGGTCTTGGTACTGTAGCGCAACACCATAGGCGTGCCTGGAAAGCTCAATAGCCAAGTCATACTGGAAAGAAACCCTGGCTTCCGTGGTTTTCACCAGTAGCCACTCAACAATATCCTCTGGTGGCAACTTGCCGATTTCTACATTGCGGCGGCGCGGGTTCATAGGTTTGGCTCCGGGTTGTGGGGGCCCTGGCCGGCCCCTGGCACTGCCTCGGCCCCGCGCGGCGAAAGCCGGCGGGGCTGGGCTGGTGTAGCGGCGGGGCCGCCTAGCAGGTTTCGCCGCTGGCAAGTAGGGCGTAGAAAGCGCGCTGCTGGGCTTCCTGGGCCGCGCTCTTGGCTTCATGGGCCGCCACCAGCGCCGGGCCCCAGTCGGCGCGCTGGTAACTGTAGCGCCGGGCTGTAGCGGCCCGCCGGCCAAACTGAGCCACTAGGGCCGCCGTGAAAGCGTTGTCGGTTTCCTGGGCCGCCAAGTTGGCATCGTAGTAGGTTTGGCCCAAGGGGGTACGGGTGGCCATGGTGGACTCCGGGTTAGGGGGCCGCGTTGCGGGCCCTTGCACTGCCTTAGCCCCGTTGGCCGGGGCCAAGCGGGGCTGGTGGCAAGTAAGGGGCCAGCCGAAGCCGGCCCCCGCCAAGTAACTAGCCAACGATTCGGTACACCATTTCACCGTCGACCTTTTCGGCTTCTACGGCCAGCCCAAGCTTCACCTTGATGGCCCCAGCAATGGCGCCGCGGGCCGTGTGGCGTTGCCAGCCGAAAGCCTCCATGGCCTGGGTCAGGGTACAGCCCTCGGGCCGCCGCAACATGGCCACATAGCGCGAAAGCTTGGTGTCCCGCGGCGCCTTGGGCTCGGCCGGCTTCTTTTCCGCCTTGGGCTTGCGGGGTGCCTTGGCCGGCTTCGCCCCGCGCTTGGCGCGCTCCTTCAAGAGTCCGGCGGTAAGCGCATCCTTGCCCTTGCCACGGGCCGCCTTGGCAGCCTTGCCGGCCGGCTTGGCCCGCAACTTCACCGGGGGCTCGTCCACCAGATCCGAAAGCGGAGTCCCTGAGTCGGTGGCCGGGCCGCCGGCCGGCTGGCCCGCCGAGTTCGTAGCCTCGGCGAAAGCGTAGGGCACCGGCTCGGTGGTGGCGCTAGGGGATGGCCCAGGCTGCGCGGGTTCGAAGGCGTGCGCTGTATGGATCGATGTAGCGCCGGCCGGGGCCGCCGTGGGGAAAGTGAATCCCCCCTCGGTGGCGTACACGGTGGCCGGGTCCACGTTGGCAGCCTTGGCTGCGCGGATCGCGTTGGACTTGGTGCTGTAGGTTTTCACGGTGGTTCTCCGGGTTTGCGGGCCCCTGGATCGGGGCCCTTGCACTGCCCTAAGCCCAGCCGCTTTCGCGGGCTGGGCTGGGCTGTAGGGGCTGGGCCGGCCTAGTCCTCGGCGCCGATGGCCAACTCGGCGACCCGCTCCAGTAGGGTCGCGATCCGGCCCGCCTCGCCAACGTGGCCCCAATTCACGTCGTCCGGGCTCACGCCGAAATGTTCGTTGCTGGCCCGCTGGACCACCGCCAGTAAGGCGTCGATCCGGTTCTTGTGGGCAACAAAGTTGGCCAGGGCTGACTCGTTGGTGGTGGCCATGGGGCTTCTCCGGGTTGCGGGCCCTTGGGGCCCTGGTGGCGTTTCCGCCGGGTTCGTTTCAACACCAGCAATATGGCTCGTTTCCGGGCCCCGTGGGAAGTCGGAAACCGCGGAAAACCGCGGAGTTCGATTGCGTAGATCCCCCCCTTTCTGATAATCATCGGGTCACACATATGAGCCCTGGCCAGCCCCGCCGGGCCCGCTACGCCAAGGCGCCGTGGGACTCCCTATACAAGACCGCGCGGTGGCGCGCGCTACGGCGGGCCCAGCTTGCGCGGGAACCCTGTTGCGCCATGTGTACAGCCGTGGGGCTGGTACGGGCCGCCACCGTGGCCGACCACATACAGCCCCACAAGGGCAACCCGGCCCTTTTCTACGACCCGGCCAACCTACAGACCCTTTGCAAGCCCCACCACGACTCGGCCAAGCAACGGTGGGAAAGGCTGGGGCTGGTGGAAACCGGGGCCAATGGTTGGCCCGTGGTGGCCCCGCCGGGCCCCCGCCGCTAGGGCCAGCCCCGCTCCGGCCGGCCAGGGCCCAGCCCGGCCCCACGCCATGGGCTCGACCCACGGGGGCCAGCTGGCCCAGCTTGGCCCCAGCTAGCGGCGGGCCAGGGCCACCAGCCCCAGCCGGCCAGCCCCGCGGGCCCAGCGCCACCAGGGCCACGCCGAGCCCCGGCTGGCCCCACCCTTTCGACCTGGTCGCGGCCCGGCGATCCTACACGGCGGCGACGATGAACCCGGCCAAGCCATACCACCAGCCCGGCTTGGCGATCCGACCCGGTATCCACTCGGCGCCACGGTGAAACCGGCCAAGCGATCCAACTCGGCCGGCGCGGCGATCCGAAACGATCCACACGGCAGGCGCGATGAACTCGGCCGGCCGATCCTACACGGCGGCGACGACCATCGATCCACGATCCACCCGCCGCCGACGATGAACTCGGTCGATCCACCAGGGGCCGATGGAAGATCGAGGCGGCCGGGCTCGATCGAGGCGGGGGTCGGCGCCTTTGGATCCAAGGTCTGGACCGTGAACATCGACTCGATTCTTGCTCGGATCGGCCGGCGGACCGCTCGATTCTTGCGGGAAGGGGGGGGTCCCTGCGACTGCTTCTTAATACGGCCGGGGG